TCTCGACGAAGATGAGGACGACGACTGATGCCCGCCACAAGATGTCCGAACTGCATGGAGGCTGACCTGATTCCTGTCCGTCTCGTGAGCAAGGAGACTGACCAACCCATCTCCGATGCGGACTACTGTCCAGCTTGCGGTTGTTTACAGGAGACGAGCTGATGGGAGAGTTTGACGATGGGGACCATGAACTGAAGACAGTTCAGACTCTAGCTGATCTGGTCGGGGATTTGCTCGAAGCTGAGAAACAGGTGAACTTGACCCATGCTCGCCACAAGGGGGCGATGGAGCGGTGGATGGAAGCTGAGGGTAAGGTCACAGAGACCAAGACTGAAGCTGAGAAGGCCCAAGATATATTCAACGAGGCTGCAAACGCAGTCGCTAGACGAACAGGATTGGCAAGCTGATGCCGGCAAAACCGAAGATGAAGGCAGCGACAGACACCTCCAAGGTAGCTCACACGATGCGTGAGAATGCGAGGAAACGGGCCGCGTCGCTGACCTCCGATGAGATCGTGGATGCGATGCGAGCGGTGGGCAAGGGGACATTCGGCTACTCGGCAGTTGAGAGGGAGGCTTACGTCTTCAATTTCATCGCCCGGTACAGGACACTGGAGCTAGCAGTTCTGCTGCATGCTGAGGAGCAGGTCGAGAGCTTCCGGCAGAAGTTTCCGACGACAGCATCTGCGACGATGTTCATCAAGCCAGTCGATCCTCCACCGCTGGGTCAACGCGTCCCACGACAGCTCACCATCGCAGAGGGTGTGGAATCAATGGCCGGCGAATCCTTGGCAGACAAAGAACTTCAGAGTGCCTGTAAAGTCTGCAACGACCGGATCTTCTGGCAAAGCTGCCCTACGGGTGGGTGGTGGATTCATACTCACCATCCAGCAGATGACCATGATGCACAAGGCCCGGAAGTTCATGATTCTGTGGAGGACGAGGATTGATGAGTGACAAGGCAAAACATGTCATGCGGGCTGGCCAGGATCGCAACCACACATGCCACTGGCCGAGGTGTGAGACTCAGTGCCCGCCGGCGATGTGGGGGTGTAAGAAGCACTGGTTCAAGTTGCCGAAGCGACTTCGTGACTTGATCTGGGATACTTACGAGATCGGTCAGGAGCAATCAATGACTCCCTCGGAAGAATACTTGGATGCTGCTCGGCAGGTCCAAGAATGGATCGAGACAAACTACCCCGAAGAGAGGGAGACATGAAGAAACGAAAAATCAAGAAACTACGAGATACTCTCGAGGATCTGATGCAGACAGTGGGCAATCTCAAGGTCTATGTCGGTGAACATTCCGAAGACATTAGGAAGATCCGCAATGGCGGCAATTCCATGATCTTGCGTGACATGATCACGAAGGCAGATACTGAGTTCAAAAACGGCTTGCTCAGTGTTCGGACTCAGTACGATGACTACAGGAAGTGGTCGAAGGGGAACTTTGACAAGCTTCTTGAAGCTCAGAAAAACAACCGCATCAGTCTAACGGACTTGGGCCACAAGCTCTCTGACTTGATAGCTCGCGTCGAGGCCCTACATGACAAGGTCGAGATCATGGCTGGTGAGGCTCATCACCACCGCACTGACTTCCGAGCTGAGCAAAAGCTGGACTTCGGTGGAGGACATGAGTTCACCGATGAGGTCTTGGAGCAACGAGACAAAGAATACTCAGGTAACCCGACCATCGAGACTGAGCAATGGCTCAGAGAATCTCGGTCTAAGATCATGTCGGGGGATGATGTCGAGTTTGTTGCTGCCGATGAAGCAAGAATCAAGAACAAAGGAGATATCAATGACGACTGAGTGGGAATTCAGTGAGAAGACTCGGGAAAGAATCGGGATCATCGTGGCGATGGGCATTGCGGTATTCTTTGCTTGCATCGGCTTCGGTGCTTTGGTTTGGATGGTGAGGCGGTGATGGCAGACTTCGGGCCACACACGATCATCGAGCCCGGCGAAGATGACACCATTGATGAGTTACTTCGGATGATGGTTGCTCATTCAGCAAACTATCCTCAGCATGGCTACAACTGCGCCTGCAAGGATCGAGTTCTGAGTCTTGTTCGTCGACGGCTCAACTTCATGGGAGCTCGTTCTGAGTTCAGTTACCTAGCATCGGCGATGAGGCGATGAGCTGGACATTTTCTCGGGATGGGCAGTTCATGCCGCCTCGACTTCGGAAGATCCACCGAGCTCAGGTTCAACTTCATCTACATGATGAGAAGTGGGATCAGATCGTGTCCTTCGATGCCAACCCTGCCGAGGATCAGTTCATCACTATCAAACTGAGTCAGCAGGATGAAGACATGGTACAGCCTCTCGGTACTAACCCCGGAGGTTTACTTCGGATGGATTCCCGGCGATTGTTCGTTGTTGAGATGAAAGCCTACCATCTCGAGGCACATGGATTGGAGGCGCTCTATGACGATCCCAGGCGATGAGGGCATGCTCAATGTATCGATGATCGCAGCGCATGATTCTGTGATCCCTACGGCGAATAGGGACGCTCATCGGGTCATCTCCGATGCGATGATCGGGCGCAATCGATGAGCTGGTTATGGTTCTGGCTTGCCGCTGGCTTAGGCTCGGCTTGGGAGGCATGGGCATGGCTTGCTCGGCGTCCTCCATATAACAAAGAGAAGAAGCAATGGCATCTCTAACTGCACGGCAGCTCGAGGGACTGGAACATGGCTTACAGTTTAGACATGAGGCTATTGCTGAAGCTCAACGGGAATTTAACAGGTTCATCGTACATTGTCATGATACTCACAAGCTAACGTTCCGGCAAATCGAAGCCATGACAGGTATTGCCGGCAGTTGGATACTGAAGCTTTATCGTCGAGGTCGAGCGGACAATGGCGATGAACCCATGATCTTCGATTTAACACAAGAAAGGGGCAAAGATGGGAATATTAGCCAAGACACCGCATAAGAGGTATCTTCGGATACCCGGCGGGGAGGTGCAGTATGGTCGACTCACTCATCGATTGGGCATCTGGTTCCGAGGCCGATACTACACGATCCTGTGTGGGAGATGGCCAGAGACGGGGGAGAAACTGCAACGAGGCCCGAAGCGGCCCTGGGGGAAGCCATGACTGGTCGACATGGTAAGGTCTATCACATGTATTCCAAAGAACCGCCGTACTATGGCCCAGTACCGGTTGTTGACCCGCCATGGTACTTTACCGAGTGCGGGTTACTTCGAAAGAACGATGATTGTGCACCCGCAGACAACGTGACATGCGGCAGTTGCAAGAAGACCAAGCGCTATAGAGCTTACAAGGCTCAAATGGCGATCTACGAGGAGGCCGTTCGCAAGGCTGAAATGGCGATGGAACGATGAGTTACCTTTGCATGGTACCGATGGATGCCCGACCCAAGGAGCACTTGACCCTGGTTTGGTGCAGTGACGAGTATGATAGTCGAGCTCATACTCTGTACATGCAGAGTGTAGCTAGGCAGTTTACTGGCTACTGTCCTGACTATGGTCGAGTGATTGGCCATGATGTCTTCAATGACAAGCCTGTTGCTTTGCTTCATCTTCCACACCGGCTACATAAGATCCGTCAGAAACTGGAGGGGTTTGATCGAAGCGGCCGAGAGGATTGGATTCCACACGTAACTCAGGTTGGACCTGAGGCTTACCCAGTTGGTCACTTGTTCACCTTTACTCATGTTGAGTGGCGACCCTGAAGGATCGGCCAATCTTCTGCGCATCCTCACTAGAAGCTCAGGCATTGCCGGAACAAGAATTCTGGGCTAGAGTCTTCAGCGATGGCAAAACTGAAGAGGAACGAGAACAGGAAGAAGCAGATCACTACCAGGATATGTTTCTAGAGTTTATGCAGGAAGATGAGATTCATGATCGCTGGAACGGCTACTATGTCCTGAAGTCTTGGGAAGGAGAAGCTGTCCGCGTGATATCGCCCGAGTCAGCCTGTCTCATATGCGACGCGCACGGGGCGTGTGGATACGATACTGAGGGCAGGCCTTGGATTCATTGTTTACCTGATGACGAGACATGAGTCGATTTATGAAGCCCAATCCTACATACATTCGAGGAGCTAAGTTAGCTGCTCAAGAGGATGAACGATTGAACCCTACCAAACGTAAGTGTAAAACTTGTCGAGTAGAAAGACCGTTTCATCTGTTTAAAGACAGAATAGAGCGAGGGAAACGGAGACTCTCATGTGTATATTGCTGCAAAGGTAAGAAATACGGGTTAACTGGTCCTGAAGTATTAGAACTACTTCTAAGTCAAGACTATTGCTGTGGGCTATGTGGTATTAGAGATGGAATGACTCTACACATAGATCACAATCACAGGACTGGGAAAGTTAGGGGATTATTATGTGCTAAGTGTAATCACTTTATCTCAATCTTTGATAATGCTAGTCCTGGCTGGCTAGAGAAAGCACAACTTTGGGTGTTAAATCGAGGACAGGAATGAATTTTTGAAGCGCGGGTCTCGGTGATTTGACAAGATACTTGAGGCATGATAGACTCGTAATGTTCGTTGAGGAGACGCTGATCGCTCGAGGGCTCCCCCGCTCTTGAGATTAGCTCCCTCAACGGATCCGTGTTCGGCCGGCCGCCGAGGATCAAGGAGATCACAATGGCTGCAACAAAAGCTGACCCCTACTACGCCCCAATATCCGTCGGAACTTCGGCCTCGACCGTCGAACTCACCGCTCCAGTCCGAGAGATTGTCGTGACGAACACCCACGCGACTGCTCGTCTCTCGATCACCCTCGCCGAAGGAACCTTCGCTGCGAACCCCGCCACTGCTGCCGTCGCCGACGCGCTCGGAACGATCACGGTCGGTCCGATGAGCACCAAGACCATCTGGCGCAACCCCCAGGCCAAGAAGCTCATCAACCTGAGCCTCATCTCTTCATCTGCCACCACGCCGGCAGCGGTTGAAGGCCGCGTCTGGCTCACCTGAGCCCGTCCCTAATCCCGTCCTTGCCTCTGAAGGAGATCTTCCATGGCATCCACAGCGATACTTGATTTTGCGTTCGTCGACGACTTGGAAGGTAGACTTCCACTGACCGGCAGCCGCGAACCAGCTAGCATAGGGAGCAAGGGCGGGATTTTGGGTCGACCCGTTACATCGAAGCGAGCCAAGCAAATCCGAGCAAGGGCTCGCCGGAAGATGAAGATCGGTTCTGATGAGCTGAAGCAGCTCTATGGTCGACCGATCGAAGAATGGGATCACGAGGAGTTGGCACGAGGTCGCCCTCGAGCTAAGGACGGAACCTTCAAGGGGAAGTCACCTGCGTTTATCGATCGTGTGCTGCATGAGCAGATCGTGAAGAGGTTCGAGGAAGTTGTTCGTGAAGAGATGAACGGACATACCATCGACGCGCTTAAGATTATCGGATTGATCTTGAACGATGAAACCGTTGATGAGAAGGACAGGCCGATAGTTGCAGCTGGCACTAAGCTGGACGCGGCAAAGTTCTTGGTCGAGCATGTGATCGGGAAGCCCAAGACTCGGATGGAGAGCGATATCTCTATCAAGCTTCAGGGCATTCTGGGGCATGCAATGGTTAATCCTGGGTCGGACGGCGGCTTCGAACTGACTCAGGGTTATATCGAAGCTCAGTCATCTGAGGAAGATGATGGAGACTGAACTCTGCGGGGTTTGTCACCATGATCGGCAGTGGCACCGAGAGAATCCATCGGTTCAACATGCTTTCTCGGAGAACGGACAACTGAGTAAGAAGCCGGTCGATTCGAAGCCGGTAAATCATGCATCGTCGGGTGATCCAGCGACGCAGGGATCGATTGGGAGGCGCCTGCAGGGCGACCCCATTCTACGATTGTTGCTGATTCGCAAGGGGATCATCACTACTGAGGAACTTACCCAGGTAGAGGATGAGTTGCAAGGAGCAGGCTTTGCCTGGGCCTCGCCTCCCGTGGGTTAGCCCTGAAGTCGTTGCCCAGATTCTTACGATTGGCGCAGATAGGTTGCCGTTAGAGGCCTGCGGGGTAATTCCCCCCGACCAGCAGGTGGTTGAGACGCCGAACTCCCACCCAACTCCAACGAAAGCCTACGCGATCGACGTGGAGGATCTGGGCAACGCGATTCTTGCCTATGTTGGACGAAGCGGGGTTCATCCTCATGACCTCTCACGCGAGCACTTCATCGTATGGCATACGCACCCGCTCGGAAGTGTGGGACCCTCACAGGGCGATCTTGATACTAGAGTGGAGGGATTCCGCTACGTAGTAGTTTCGATGCCTCAAGGTCCTGCAACAAAGTTTTGAAAGGTGGCGATGGCTACTCGACGCACACATCGCCAAGACTTTGGCGATACCCCCGAATACACTGGCGAGTTCAGGGATAACACCCTACCTGCCAAGAAGCAAGGAATGCCTCTATCAGCTCAAGAGCGGCAGAGGTTGATTTACGTAACTGGAACCGAGAACATCGAGGCTGAGCCTGATCGACGCGCGTTCCTGGGCATAGGGCCCTACCCGGATTCGGTGATCGACTTCGAGGACTAAGAACGGAGTACCATGCCGCGGATCAAAAACGCGACACCAGGAATGCAGGGTGGAGTCCTGAGAAAGGATCTCTACTTTGCGGAAACCGGATACATCCCACACAAGGGTCAGATTCCGGTGCATTATGATAACCACCGCCACCGGGTACTTACTAACGGTCGACGGTGGGGGAAGACCTTTCTTGGCGGCAAGGAAGCTGAACCCACGGCATTCGTGAAGAATCGCCGAGGAGAGCCTCAGATGGGGTGGATCATCGGTCCCAACTACCTCGACTGTGAGAAGGAATTCCGCGTTGTTTACGATACGTTCAAGAAGCTTGGCATTGACACAGTCAGTACAAAGTTCCTCAAGAACGTTGAGAATGGCAACATGCACATCCATACGAACTGGGGTTTCGACCTCGAATGTCGTTCGGCTCAGCATCCTGAATCCTTGGTGGGTGAGGGACTTGACTTCGTACTTCTTGTCGAAGCGGGCCGGTTGACTAGGAAGACGTTTACGGAATATGTGCGACCTGCGCTGAGTGATAAGCGCGGCTGGTCTTTGACGACTGGGGTGCCTGAACTTGCGGTAGATACCGCATTGCTGTACTGGGCATACAAGAAGGGGTTGGAACACATGACTAAGCCATGGCGATCATGGCGAATGCCGAGCTGGACCAACAACTTTGTTTTTCCCGGAGGTCGTAGAGATCCAGAAATCCTCGAAGCTGAGGATGACCTGACTAAAGATGAGTTTGCTCGGCAGTACGAGGGCAAGTTCGTCGATCGTGTGGGTCGTGTCATGGCAGAATGGGATGATGAACTCCATCTCAAGCGAATCGTGTACAACCCTGATTGGCCGCTGTACGCAGCAGTTGACTATGGCTTTACGAACTTCTTCGTCTGGCTATGGATTCAGGTTGATGAGTTCCAAAATGTCTATGTCCTCGGTGAGCACTACATTAAGGAGATGGATACTGAGCGCATCGCTAAGGAGGTTCTGAAGGACCATCCATGGACGAAGAAATGCGCTGCATTCTACCCCGATCCACACAACCCTGACGACACGAACATCCTGATGAGACATCTGGGTATTCCGGCTCGATCCAACACGGGCGGTGAACTTCGGACTAGGAATGGAATGGTTCGTACTCGGCTCAAGCCTCGTCCTGCGGGAGCGAAACCGAAAGATCAACAGGCTGGCATTGTATTCGACAAGGATCGATGCACTCACCTTGCATGGGAAATGCGAGAGGGTTACCGCTGGCCGGTACATAAGAACGAACAGAAGAATGAGTCCGAGGTGCCCTTGGACAAAGACAACCATGGTCCCGAAGCACTTGGCCGTTTCATCTACGGCTACTTCGGTCCCGGAGCGACCACCGAGACGGGGTCTAGCAGCCGACAGAGTCGGGCAAAGGTGAAGAACTGATGTCAACAGCAGAAGGAACAGTCACACCGTACAGCACGGTTGCTCCCTACGTCACTGGCTTCCCGACCTGGGTTGGTCCACTTGATCAGGAGCGCATTGCTTCGTACCAGGCTTACCAGGACATGTACTGGTCTGAGGATACAGCCTTCAAGCTGATCCGTCGTAACCAGGATGGTCGGGCAGTTTACGTTCCGAAGCCGAAGCTGATCGTTGACACGACTGCTTACTATCTGCTCAAGGGTCTCAAGATCGGGGTCGAAGATCCCAAGTCCAGTGCAGATCTGGTGGAGTTTCTCGAGGCCTTCCTCGAGCGGGAGCGATTCTATGCCCGCTTTGAAGTGGCCAAGCATGCTGGGTGTATCCGAGGCGATTTCATCTTCCACCTGACAGCGAATCCGAAGAAAGCGGAGGGAAGCCGGATCAGCTTCAATAGCGTTGATCCCGCAGCATACTTCCCTGAGTTCGATTCGGATGATTTGGAGAAGCGCACGGGAGCAAAGCTCGTCGAGCAATCGCTGCACCCGACTGATCCGACGAAGACTGTCGTCAAGGTACTTCGGTACTGGCACGAGTTGGATGAAGAGGGGGAAATCATCCCCGGCATCTGGCGTGAGGAAAACCTCTGGGAGATGGAGGGGTGGAATAACCCCGATAAGGCCAAGCTCGTTCAGAACCTGCTACCGATGGCCAAGCTTCCTCCAGAAATCCCAGCCATTCCACTCTACCACTTCAAGAATGCCGAGTTCGATGGGTTTGACTTCGGTAACTCAGAACTGAAGGGCTATGAGCGAATCTTCCAGGCAATCAACCAGGCGATCTCTGACGAAGAGATTTCACTGGCGCTCACCGGTTTGGGTGTCTACGCAACTGACGCAGGTCGGCCGAAGGACGCTCGAGGGGTTGAACAGGATTGGATCGTCGCACCGGGCATGGTGTGGGAAATGCCTGGCGCTACCCTTGTCAAAAGACTTGAAGGCATCACCTCTGTCACTCCGGTTTTGGACCATGTACATTACTTGGAAGATGCGCTCGGTGATGGTACAGGGGTCAAAGCTGCACTCTCGAACATCGATGCCCAAACGGCCGAGTCAGGAATCGCCCTCGCTCTGAAGTTTGTGCCACTACTCGCCAAGATCGAATCTCGAGACCATGCTGGTACCTCCATTCTTACCCAGATGTGGTATGACTGGAAGTTCTGGGTCAAGGTCTTCGAGGGTAAGGACTTCACAGCAACCAAGATCGTCATTACACTCGGGGACAAGCTGCCACTCAACCGAGTCAAGATTTTGGAAGAACTGAACAACATGGTCGATCGCAAGATCATCTCCAAGAAGTACTACCGGGAACAATGCACTCTCAAGCTCGGTTACGTCTTTCCCGAGGACATGGAACAAGATATCATCGACGAAGAGAAGAAGTTCTTGGAGGCGACCACACCTGCTCCGCTGCTGGCCAATGCTCAGAATCCAACAGCCAATGGTGTCCCCGGCCCTGGAGGTCGACTGCAAGGCGCAGGAGACACGCTGCCCAAGCCAGGCAATCAATCGAACAACCGTAATGCCCCGAATGAGTCGAAGGGTACGGAGGTCAAGGCATGATCCGAGCAGAAAGAACAAAGGATCAACGGATGTAGTCACGGTTTTGGTCATCGTTCTCTTGGTGATCATCATTCTGATCGTGGCAAGACAGATCTAGCTGTACACAGCTGGTAATCACGGGCGAGAGGCCCACAACGAAAGGATACGCGAGATGCGTAAGGACAAGCTTCCCCCTCACCTCCAAGGCGTTCGGTTGATCGGGTTCGAAGACGAGACTGCAGAAGAGAAGGCTGCTCGAGAGGCCAAAGAGGCCAAAGACAAAGCCGACAAAGAAGCTCTCGATGACGACGATGACGACGATGACGACCCTGGTAAGGAGAAGAACGACGACAACGCCAACCTCCTATCGGCCCTGGCCAAGGAGCGCAAGGCTCGCAAGCTTCTTGAGAAAGAGGCTCGGGCGAAAGATGCGCGTCTGAAGGAACTGGACGACAAGGACAAGACGGACACCCAGAAGGCCATTGACAAGGCTGCTGGTGCAGAAGCCAAGAACGTGAAGCTGGCTGAAGCCCTCAAGAAGACCGCGGTCGACAACGCGATCATCAAGATGGCAGGCGGCAAGCTCAAGTTCCGTGACATCGACGATGCTTTGCAGCTCGTCAACCGAGGAGATATCACCGTCGACCAAGACGATGATGACCCCTCGGATGTCGACGTGGACGCGGTCTCGGTCAAATCTGCATTGGAAGCTTTGGCGAAGGCCAAGCCTCATCTCATCATGGCCGATGGCCAAGAGGACAAGACGGGTTCGAAGTTCGGGGGCGGCAAGAAGTCCCAGGTTGAGCTGGATGATGAAGCGATGAAGAAGCGGTATCCCGCTTTGAACCGCGGCTCAGCCGGCGTAATCTCGTAAGTGCAATAACTCAGAAACCAACAGGAAGGAAGGCCAAGTGGCCAGGATTGACAAGTACGATCCGATCTCTGGCGGTTTCCGTGCGCCCCTCAACGCTGCATACACAGGTGCCGCTGCCCCCTTGGGCGTCGGTCTGAACAGCAGCGGTCGAGTGGTTGCCGGACCCGGTCAGACAGGGATCAGTGGAGTGATTTGCGCTCCATTCGACATGGTTGCAGGGCAGCCAATCGATTGCATGACGGCAGGTGAACTCGTCGAATTCGGAGGTGTGGCTGGCACTCGCTACTACGCCCACGCAACGACGGGAGTCATCAGCTCGACTCCTTCGATCTACCCAGTCGGAGAAACGGTCGAGGCCGACCGGCTCGTCGTTCGTGTTGGAACTGCCGCTCAGGCAACCAACGTGGTCGGCGACCAGACAGCCGTCGTCCATCTCACCGACAGCACCGGCGGGACTGGTAACGACACTGTCGCCGCCATTGCTGCCCCAACCGACGCGCCGGCCACCGCTGACGCGCTTCGTGATGACATTGCTGCTGTCATGGTTCCAGCGTTGAACAACAACTTCGCTGACCTGACGGCCAAGATCAACACGATTCTCACCCGCCTCGAGTCCGCCGGACTCCTGACACCCTGAGGAGGGTAGTTAAACGATGAACAAACTCAAGACGTTCACCCCTGCCGACCTCAAGATGCTGCAGGGCATGCCGTTCGACATGACCGGATTCCAGGGCCTTCGTGGTCGGGAGGAAGGCTACAACGAACGAGGCGATGTCATCACGGAGACCACGGATGGTTTCCCGCTGAATCGGATGTGGGACGAGTTCCAGAAGGTCATCCGCGTCTGGAACGCCCAGCGAGATGCTCTGACCAACCTCCTGACGTTCAACGTCACGGCGTTGGTTGAGGGAGTTCGCTATCCGACTGAGGGCAACTTCCAGGAAGCAACTGAGTTCGGTGTGCCAACCGGCATCCGCCTCGGGCCATCCTTCCGGATGGGCTACGACTTCCGCTGGTGGGACTTGGCTGTCCGCTACACCTGGATGTTCCTCGCCGAGGCAACTCAGGAGCAGGTCTCTGCTCTCAACAACGAGGCCCTGGAGGCCGACAACCGCCTGCTCTTCACGAAGATCATGGCTCGGGTGTTCAGCAACGTGACCAACGTTGCCGACATCGACGGAGAGTCGGTCAATGTCTATGGCTTCTACAACGGAGACACCCAGGTGCCGCCGAAGTGGAAGACCACGACCTTCACCTCGGGGCACGATCACTTCCTCACCTCTGGAGCGACTGTCGTCGACTCCGGCGACCTGGACGACATGATCGTGCACATGACCCACCACGGCTACACCGCACAACGCGGCTATCGCTTGGTCGTCATGGTCAACGAGCAGGAAGCCGACACCATCCAGGACTTCAGCCGAGCCAACGGTGACAAGTTCGACTTCATCCCGAACCCCAACTACACGGGCGGCGGCATCATCTTGCCGGCAAACGGTGGAATCATCGGGGCGCCAGCGATTGCCAACCTGCCGGGTCTCATCACCATCGGTACGTACGGCACCGCCAGCATCGTGATGGAGGAGTACATCCCCGCCGGCTACATGCTGGGATTCGCAACGGGAGGCGAGAACAACCTCGGCAACCCGGTGGGCATCCGTCAGCACGAGAAGGCGAGTCTCCGGGGTCTCAAGCTCGTGAAGGGAGCCGACAACGATTACCCGTTGATCGACTCGTACTACCTCCACGGATTCGGGACTGGTGTTCGCCACCGAGGCGCAGGTGTGGTCATGCAGATCGCCACCGACCCGACGTACGACATTCCGACGGACTACGTCTACTGATCAACAACTTCCTGGGGGCCAGAGTTCTAACCAGCTTTGGCCCCTGGGCCCGTTGATCTCTCACACGAAAGGTTGGAGAAGGTGTCACTGCACATCCCAAAAAGCCGTATCGATGACGGCGACCTCACCGAGCATGAGATCTGGTATCTCTTCTCTCGCAACAAGCTTCCGAAGCACATCGATCGTCCCGAGAAGGCACCGGGCAAGCGGGGCAAGAAAGTCCCAGCTGCCCCAAAAGCCAAGTCGATCGACGACCAAGACGCTCCGAAGATCGAGCGGAAGGGTGGTATCGTCGACGACGACGAGGAAGAGACATATACCACCGATGCCGGCTGGAACAACGACAAACGGAGAGCCGAGCTGTCCAGGCGAGGTTTGAGCCTTGAGGGCGGCAGAGACGACTTCATTGCTCGCCTGCGTCGCCACGACATGCACGAAACCCTTCCCGAGGACCTAGTCGCCGGTCCCGAGATGGAAGACGAAGGCGACACCGAGGATGACTCGGACGACGAGAACGACGACTGAAAGGGGGGTCTGTGAACCGTACCACCGGGCAGAGAACGCGAGCACTCATCGGGGAGTCAATTCCTACTGGTGGTACGGACGCAGATACCATGTTCACCGACGACGAGGTCGAAGACTTCCTCGAACTAGGGAACGACGATCCCAACGCAGCTGCCTATTATGGCTGGATTGAAAAAGCTGCCAACCTCGCCAACATGGTCGATGTCAATGAAGGTAACGCAGCAAGAACACTCAGCGACCTTCATCGCCAGGCTCTACGCATGATCGATCGGTTTGTTGCTTACGTTCCAACACCAGGTCGAGGTCGTGCCCGTATGGGTCACATCATTCGAGAAGGCAACCCGAATGGCTAGCTGGTCTGAGCAGAAGGCTCGAGATCGGTTACTTGACGCGTTCATCGACACTGACCCCATTAACATTGATCTTCAGCGACCCGTCCAAGTGGCGAGCGGCGCAGGAGGTTTGGTTGATGCTGGAGTCATTGCGATCGGACCGCAGGAGTTCATGGTCTATCCGTTCAAGCGGCGATTGACTCAGGAGTACCGTTTCACTCCCCAGACATTCGGTGAAGATCGTGTGGAATACATCCATTACATCCTCATCTTTCGTCGTGACTTGGACATTGCTCTGGGTGACACTTTCGATCCATCCACCGATATCAGTCCCACCACTGACCGTCTCGAGCCCGGCAAGTACGAAGTTGCTTTCGTATCTGCTCGGTCCTGGGATCGTTCTCAGGCTGGAGTTCTTTACCGGGGGTAGAGATGCCTTACGGTTCAACTAGGAAGTACAGAGACAATCGAACAGGGCGATATCGCAAGCATCGTCCACATGAGTCCAACTACTTCTTCACCGCCGACACTTTGACAGCTGGCCTGGCTAACTTCGCTTTCAAGACCTCTACTGGTATGGCTGAAGTAGCCGCCGACTTTGCGACAGAACTAGTTGAGTACGCCGTGGCTAATGCGCCATGGGAAGATCGAACAGGGGATGCTCGTCGAGGCTTACAGGCTGAGGCCAGTATCGACGATGACAGCCTTGAAGTGGATCTATTCCACACCGTAGATTACGGTATCTGGCTGGAAGTTCGTTGGGGTGGTAGATATGCGATCATCATTCCTACGGTAGATGCCATAGGACCGAAGCTGTTGGAGAAGATGAACGGCATGATAAGCGACATCTATTACCCATGAATCGAACCTGGGTCTACACGAAACTCGTCGCTAACACGTCCTTGGCTGCTTTGGTCTCAACGCGCATCTGGGGTTCAACGACGATCAAGAAAGTTCCCGAAGAGAAGCCGTTCATCCTGTACCGATCGACAGGGATTACTGATACGGTCCGTGGCGATGATGGGGTTGCTTGCCGAACTGAGACCTTCATGATCTTCGCTGAGGATAAGCCGGGCGACTATCTCCAGATCGACACCATGATCGGATACATCGATGCCACGTTCAACAAGGTCAAAGACGAAACTGCCGGAGTCATCCGAAGCACTATCGTCGAAACCAGCGAGGACTTCCGAGACGAAGACCTTGGCACCATTCTTCGATTCGTCAGAATCGCAGTTGTCTACAGGGTCTGAGGAGGCCACCATGAAAATCCGTTATCTCGCTGGTCGCAAAGACCACCGCCGCATCCTACGGCCACAAGATCTGAAGCAGATCAACGTGCCGTATACAGAAGGGACCCTGACCTGGGAAGGTCCGGACCATACCCTCGATCTCAGCCAAGAGGTGTGCGATGCACTTCTGACTGCTCTTCCCACCGAGTTCGCCATCATGACGGCACCGACTGATGAGGTCGAAGTTGTGCTCGATGATGATGACAATTCGGGCGAGGACGATCCTGATAGCTCGGCGAGCGATTCCCTGAGCGAAGCGGACGATGATGATGAGTCATCGACCGATCAAGTCGATCTCGACGCGTAGGGAAGCGCACGGACGATGGACCTGCGATGCCAGGGCGGTCTTGCCGCACGAGTCACTGATGAGGGGCTTGTCGAACTCCCCTGCAAGAGTCGGTGGTGTGGGAAGCGTCCTGGGGTTGTGATCCTCCATCGTTTCAATCCGAAAACCGGGGAGCTTGTCGAAACTCTCAAGTTCAAGGCACCACCCACACAAGAACAAAGAAAGGACCGCTAATGACCTTAGCAGATCCGGCGCTGCCTTACGGCCTCAGGGACGTCAAGCTCACGCCGATCAACTCGGATGACAGCCTCGGAACTTCAGTCGACCTTCCTGTTTCTCAGACTCTGAGCTTCAGTGAGGCAGAGGAGTTCGAGGAACTGCGGGGCGACGATCGCCTCGTTGCCATCCACGGCAAGGGACCGACCGTCAACTTCGACATCGAGGCTGGCGGTATTTCCCTGGAGGCCTGGCACGTTCTGACCGGCGGCACTCTGGACAACACCGGCGTCACGCCGAGCCAGACAAAGTCGCTGCTCAAGAACGTCAGTCAGAGCCGGCCATACTTCAAGATCGAGGGTCAATCGATCAACGACGTCGATGGAGACACTCACGTGGTGATCTACAAGGCGAAGGTGACCGACACTCTCGAAGGGGAGTTCGCTGACGGCGGCTTCTTCATCACGAAGTGCAGTGGACAAGGCCTCGGCAACGAAGATGGTGACCTGTACAAGATCACTTGGAACGAGACTGAGGCTGGCATCACTGCCGGTGTCAACGAACTGCAGCAGGTGATCGTTTCGGCGACTGGTGGAACATACACCATCACCTACTCCGCTCAGACCACCGGCAACATCACTGCAGGTACAACTACCCTCGCCCAGATCACAACCTTGCTCGAGGCTCTCTCGAACATTGCACCGGGCGATGTTGCTCTTACCGGCGACATCAGCAACTACGTCATCGAGTTCAAGGGCACTCTGGCTGCGACAAACGTCGCTCAGGTCACCTTGACTGTTGGCTCACTCACCGGCGGTTCTGCCGCTGTTGCAACCATCCGAGCCGGCGCACCCGCGTCCTGAACCAGCACACAACCAATCTTCGGAACCCTAGGAGGTCAGAAAGATGGCTACAAAGCCAAAAGTCAACACAACCCAAGACAAGCCCTCGCCGAATCGGCGTCCGGTGCCTCAGTCTGTCGCTTCGCGTGCTCCCACACAGCCTTCAGCCGCCTCCGGGTGGAAAAAGGCCACTGTCGGGGGCACGCTTGTTACTGTGCCGAGTGGAAACACTGCCTTGGTACGAGCACCCGGGTTGCAGGTATTTCTCATGAACGGCATGATCCCCAACGAACTCATGCCTCTCGTTCAAGAAGCCATGGCCAAAGGCCAAGCTCCTTCTCAGCAGCAGATTGCAGATCTCCAGATGGACCCGGCGATGATCGGCACGGTTCTCCAACTGTTTGATGATGTCTGCGTCTTCTGCACCATCGATCCCCAAGTCAGCCCAGCTCCGGTGGATCAACAGGGACAAATTCTTCCCTTCGATCACCCTGACCGGGATGCCAACATCCTGTACGTGGATGAGGTTGTGATGGAGGACAAGATGTTCATCTTCAACTTCGCCGTCGGAGGTACGAGCGATCTGACCAAGTTTCGTGAAGAATTTGTCACAGATGTGGGGACTCTACCAGCATAGTCAACTCTGGCATTGTAGGCCCAGTGCCTTGATGAACATTGAGAATGACTACCACGCCTACTGCTTCGATGAGGCAGTTGCGACGTGGGGTAATCACGTTGTCAGTGAGCTCGAGAGCATTGAAGGCAAGAATGCCAAAGAAACCGCCAAGAAACAAAAGGCTAAGCTGTTAGCTTTGCTGGATGTCCCGATCGAGAAGAGATTCCGGTCGATGCGGGGCAAATCCGGAGTTACCAAAACCAGTAATACCGCCTAAAGGAGGTGAACGATGGCAGGCAATAACCTAGGTACCGCGGTAGGTACCATCAAAATCAACACAAGCAATCTGAAGAATGCTGACTTGGCGTTGCGGTCGGCAGGTGCTGGGTTGTTGAACATAGGTGAAGCTGCTGTCGGAGCCTTCGGTGCCATTGTCGGTACCGGTGCTAAGTTCGAGAAGGAAATCTCAACCATCTCAGCTGTCACCGGTACGACAGGGAAAGATCTCGACCTTCTTCGTGAGAAGGCTATCTCTCTCGGAACCAAGGGAATCTTTGGCCCGATTGAGCTTGCTAACTCATTCGTGGAACTTGCCAAGGCAGGTGTATCTACCCAAGACATCATCGATGGTGTGGGAGAGGCGTCTGTTAATCTAGCTTCTGCAGCTGGCATTGGTCTGACGAACGCTGCAGAGATCATTGTCTCGACTGGGGCAATCTTCGGGCTTGGTGCTAAGGATGCTGCTAAGTCAGCAGATATTATCGCTGGTGCAGCCAATGCTTCGTTGATCGATGTCAATGACTTTGCCACTTCGCTGAAGTATGCAGGCCCTATTGCTGCATCCCTTGGTATCAAGGTGGATGATCTAGCAACAACGATCTCACTTCTCGGTCAGTCTGGGATTAAGGGTTCAACGGCAGGTACTTCGCTCCGTCGTATCATGCTGCAGTTGACTCCCCAGACCAAGAAGGCCAAAGAAGCTATGAAGGCCTTGAGCCTCATTACAGCAGATGGATCGAATCAGTTCTACGATGCTGCTGGTAATGCTAAGACACTGACAGAAGTCTTTGGGATCTTTGGTAACTCAATCAAGGGTCTCACAAAGGAGCAGAAGGTTCAGGCTGCTACCACCATCTTTGGTGCACGCGCCGTTACTGCTGCTCTCTTCTTGGCAGAACAAGGAACTGACAAGTTCAATGAGTTTCAGAAGGAGATTGCGGATACTTCGGCTCAGGATGTTGCTGCGAAGCGAACCGACAATCTCGACGGAGCAATTAAGCGACTCAAGGCCACACTGCAGGCTATCTTCATCACTGGCTCGGGTCCACTTCAGAAGGGTCTTCAGAGCATTGTTGATGGCATCACCGGCTTCCTCAAGTTGATTCAAAAACTGCCTGCTCCCCTTCAAACAGCCCTTCTCGTGGGGCTGGGACTTGCTGGCGTCTTGGCTATTCTAGCCGGTGGTTTCTTGTTGACCATCGGTAACATGGTTCGAGCTATCCGAGTGATCGGAGAGATCCGGAATGCCTTCAGCCTGCTTGGAGCTGGTGCTAGGGTTGCTGCTGCTGGAGAGGCTGCTGCGGGTGGAGGAGCTCTTGCTGCAATTGGCCCATTTCTTCTAGTCATTGCTGTTGTCGCTGCTATTGCTGCAGCCTTCTACTTTGCTTACACTCGTATTGCTAGCTTCAGGGAGTTCATCAACTTCCTTTGGCAGGAGATTCAGAAAGGCTGGGACAAAGTCCTAGCTATTTTCAGAGCTGCACCTAAGTTTTTCGAGGATGTCTTTGGCAAGGTTGAGGCGTTCTTTAAGCGCATCCCTGGCTATGTGAGTAGTGCCGCTGGAGCTATCGGTAGGTTCTTTAGCTCAGTAGGTGATGCTGTTACTGGCGCTGTCGATGCCGTGGGTAGATTCTTCGGTAGGATTGGAGATCAGATCGGTAATGCGGCGGGGGCCGTTGGTCGATTCTTTACTGATCTACCGAGTCGAGTTGGCAATGCCATCAGTACTGCGGCCAGTGCAGTTTCTACGGCAATCGGCAAGGCAACTGGTGCAGTCGCTCGGTTTATGACGGCACTTCCTGGTCGCATTGGTTATGCGCTTGGTTATGCGCTCGGGTTCTTCATCCGGTGGACGGTCACCATCATCAAGAACTTGATCATCTGGGGAGCTAAGCTTATCAAGCTCATCTTCAACATTGTCGTTGAATTTGTGAAGACGTTTGTCACAGAGATCTTCCGACTGCCTGGCCAGATCATTCGTCTCTTGGCAAACATCATTGCACTGCTGTTCGATGCGATTCCGACTATCCTCCAGGCTTCCATCAGTATCGGTGGAAGTATCTTCTCAGGCATCTGGGATTTCATTAAGGATCTGCCAGGACAGATCTGGGGTGTCCTCACCTCGATCGGATCCTTCCTCGGTAATGCAGCTGTTACTCTTGCTTCTACTGCAGCTAGCATTGGCTCGTCCATCTTCCATGGTATCGTCGACCTCATCACAGGATTGCCTGGGCTGATCATCGATATCCTTGGCAAGGTCATCAGTGCATTCAAGGACTTGGTCGTGGGGGCATTTAACGCAGCGAAGAACTTTGCGTCTGGTCTTTGGGAAGGCTTCAAGGATGGTCTCGGCATTCATTCGCCCAGCCACATCGAAGTCGCCATGGATAACATCCATAAGAAGATTCGGAAGAAGGTTAGTGCTCTTGGCCAACAGGTAAGGAGAGTCCAGGCTCTTACTACTCGGGTCCCAACCATTCGGCAGCCCAATAACCCTAACGCAGATAAACAACGATCCGAGTTCCCGGGCAGTGTTGATTGGAGTAAGGCCAGAAAGCGCACTACTCCGTACACATCCAATGACCTTCCCCCGATCAACAACTATCACGCCCCGCTAATCGGTGTGGCCCATATCCGCAGCGATCAAGACATCGTTGACTTGAGTCGTCAATTAGCCAGAGAACAAGCACGTCAGCAGAGAGCTCGAGGTCGGTGATGACGGGAGTTGAAGTAAACTGGAATGGCATATCTTCGTCGACGATCACCGGACTGGTGTTTGAGAATCCCAAGCGGAGTATCTTGGGCAAGCCTCGAGGGAATTTCTTGACTATCCCAGGTCGGCGAGGGTCCTGGTATTTCCCAGAGTTTCGTGATCGGCGAGAGATTACGATTCCTGGGTTCATTGAGGCCAGCACATTCTCAGCGCGTAGGGACGCCGTGACGTCGCTCGCAGACTGGCTTGACGTCGACATTCAGGCGCGTCTGATCTTGGGGGATGACCCAACCGTCTACTATGAGGCTGTCCTCACTGATCCCGGCGAAGGAATGGAGTGGCGAGACCTGGCTCAATTCGAGCTGGTGTGGGAGGTTCAGCCATACTCGCTCGCTCTGGTTACCACACAGATTGTGTTGGCTGGTACGAACAACTATTCGACGACCTTTGATCCTGGGCTCTTGACCGATGTCTATCCCATCATCGAGATCAAGCCGACGAACGGGACAATCACCTCGTTCGATCTTACGGTCAATGGGGACTTGCTGCACTGGGCCGGGACTATTCTGAGCGGTAACACCATCACAATCAACTCAGGTGCGGCGGTAGTTTTGAATGGGGTCAACACTGACCTTGAACTGCTCCATGCCTATGACCCGGCCTACTTGATCATGTCCGCTGTGACGGGAGTCTTTCCAAGTCTGATTCCCGGCACCAATTCGCTTCAGTTCATGAGACTGGGAGGTACTGCTACGGCAGTAACCATTACCATCACTTACCGGAAGGCTTACAGGAAATGACAACCTTCGGAGTTGCAGTAAACGAAGATACCAATGGTATCAAAACCGCTGCGCAGTACGGCGACGATGGCAGTGGTGCCAATGATTGGTTCGAGAAGACGCGTAGTGCAGACGGTGGGCATGTCACCATTGGCTTGAAGGCAGATGCTGCGGTGACAAACCCAGCCACTGCTGGAACGGTCATCTCGTTCCTCAAGGGCATTGTCAGCAAGTTGGCTGATCAGATTACTCAGGCGACCACTAGCAATACCAACCTGGGTGCTCAAGCGGACGCGGCAGTTACCACTGGGTCAGGGTCCATCATTGCCTTGATCAAGGGGCTATTGACTCTGAGACTTCGAGAAGATGATGCCCACACAAGCCTTGACCCGGGTATTCAAGCCCTCACCGTTCGTAAGAATACTCCAGTATCTACATCTGGTGCCGACTCTGATTACCAACCTCAGATCACAGACACTGATGGAGCTACTTGGGTTCACCCAATCAAGACTACGGTCGTTCAAACTCAGAGCTCTGCAGGTGTGACTACAGCGTCGACCAACTACACGTCAGGGGATCAGGTAGGCACAGTTATAACTTTCACTGGCATGGCAAATGTCAGTGGATGGGGGGGAGTTATCACTGGCTTTGAGTTGGTTGACAAAGCACTGAAGCTTAACACAGGTGACTTCGAGGTTTATATCTTTGACGGCGCAGTAACTGCAGCCGCAGATAATGCTCCAGCTGATTTCTCTGATACTGATGAAGCTACTCTGATTGGCAAAGTGAAGTTCTTGACGGCAGACTGGATTACGTTTGCCTCGAACGCAGTCAACCAGCAAAATGGTCTGTTCCTCGGCTACAATTGCCAAGCAACTTCGCTCTTCGCTTACTTGGTGACTCGTCAAGCCAATGCTTTCTTCACAGCAGCTGGAGATGTGGGACTTCGTATCAAGGTTCTTAGAGACTGATGGCTACTCGACTTCAGATGTTGGCACTCCTTGCAGCTCAACCTACCGGAGCTGTAGCTGGCCCTCAACTGTTCACTTACACAGGATCAGCCCAGACTTATATAGTGCCGGCAGGAATCTTCTCGATCACCGTCGACATGATTGGGGCTGGGGGTGGTGATTCGGCACAGGCTGCAACCCATCAACAACTTGGGGGTAAAGGCGGTCGACTCCAGGCAACGATCGGTGTGGTACCTGGCGAGAGTCTTCAGGTGAATGTTGGTGGTCAAGGAGTTCCTTGCCCGGTTAGCACTGGTGGGGGTGGCGGATGGAATGGGGGCGGTAATGGCATGTGCGACTCTACCGGCACTCCATCTCGTTCGGGTGGTGGAGGCGGAGCAACAGATATCCGCAAGGGGGGTACTGGACTAACGGATCGAGTTTTGATCGCCGGCGGCGGCGGTGGGGCTTCCAAGGCGAATAATGGTCCTAACGACGGCCCGGGGGGCGCAGGTGGCAGCAATCCAGGGCAAGCAGGTCAAGCTGCTGGTACTGGCGCAGGGGCTGGTGCAGGAAATAACCGTAATGGTCAAGGAGGCACCCTTGCTGCAGGAGGCGCAGCAGGGGTCGGTGATACTGGGCCAGATCAATCTGGTTTCCCTGGTACACTAGGCCAAGGTGGTGCTGTCTACATCAATGCCAGTAACACTACCTTCTGTGGTGGTGGGGGTGGAGGATTTACTGGAGGCGGCGGCGGGGGTAATCAAAACTCTACGGCACCATTCGTCACTGGAGCTGGTGGTGGAGGTAACAACTACGCTGTTCCTTCAGCTACTGGGGTAACCCACACGCAGGGGTATTCTCTCGCAACGGGCAATGGGTCTTGTCTCATCACCCCCTCGGCATCGGGTGTATCAGCTTACCCCCCGAGCTACTCGAACAATGGAACGCCGCAGTACACGGGCGGAACAGCTACTGCGACAGTTACACTGCCTACTGCTAACATTGGCGACATTCGATTCATCTTCGTGTATAGCTTGAACGTGACGGCAAGTCCAGGACATACCACCCCAGCTGGTTGGTCGGTTGCCGCTCAGAATAACTATACTCTGACATATAACCGGTATGTCTCAGTTTTCTGCCGCAAGAAGGTTGATGGAGACTCTGACTCAGTATCGATGACCTTTGGCCATACTGGAGATACGTATGCCTGGGTTGTTCCATTCTTATACGTTGGCAATAATATGGCGACTGCAGTCGGGGCTAACACAGGATTTGCTCACACCGACGGGGTATCTGGTTCGGTCACTGCTCAGTCAGTTACATCAACTGCGATCAACAGCAGACTCATCACCTTCATTGGTGGAGATAACTGGGGAGGATCAGCCACCCTCGGAGCACCATCGATCGGTACGGAGCGATACAAGAGTGCTCTCCTTGGTGGCATTTATCTGGAAGTCTCTGATCAACCTGCTGCTGCGGTCGGGTCTTTTACTGGGCCGACCATCGCTATCGGCGGGGGCACTACGACCTCAGCTACGACCATCAACGCAACAACCATCGAACTACTCTGCATTCAATAGGACAAGATCATGGCAGATGAAACACCCGACGAGGAAGTAACTGAGGCTGATCCACCCCTCGTCATCAACCAGTACCACAGTCGTACGCGCCCAAAGAGGCAGCTTGTGTGGATTTACACGCTTGGCGGAGTCAAGGTGAACTGCATTGATTAACTACTGTCTAGACGAGACTTTCGGTCAGTCCTACCTGCTCAAGTTTGAGACTCCGGTTGATGATCCGAAGTCTGTGCACCTCGTTGAGGATGCGATGCTGGAGTACAAAGGCGATCAGTTCTTCATCAGTGACCTTGGTAAACTTCGACGAGACGATGGGACTTACGTTACCGTTGAAGCTGAAGCGGCTTGGGTTCGACTTGCTGATATCAAGAAGCCTGGTAGTCTTGTGATTACAGGTCTCCAGCCGACGGGTGGCTTGGCATACATCCTTGGGTTTTCTGGGGGAGGATGGACTGTTAGTGGAGAATTTGATTCATTTGCCCCAACTTACAACATGGAGGTCACTGACGCCACAATCCTCGATCTGTGTTGGCAATGGGCCAAGATCTGTGGCTGTGAGCTATCATTCGATGCCACAGAACAGCGGCATGTCTGGATCAGCGCTCAGGTTGGAGTAAACCGAGGTCTTTCTTTCCGGTATCGCCGAAACCTTGAGACGGTGAAGAGGCGAGCAATCCCTCCATCTGCGACACGAGTCTATGCATATGGTAGGGATGGGCTAACCATTGCCGATCAGAATGGTGGAGTTGAATATATAGAGGATTACACATACTACACAGATCAAGGTCTATCTCTTCCTGTAGCCCAGCAACGATATCGCAAGGACTACCTGATCTCAGACGACACCTTCATCGATAGCCTATCTCTGTACAATGCTGCAGTGCTTGAGCTTGCTGCTCGCTCTCAGCCCATCGTTACTTATGAGATGGAGGTTGTTGATCTCAGCAAACTGACTGGGATCGTCGAAGGCGACTTCAAGTGCGGTGATACGGTTGGTGTTCAGGATGACGTCCTGGGATTTGATGTAGACGCTAGAGTCAGTCGACGCTTGCGATACCCATATGAACCATTCCGTGATCGCGTAGAGTTGACCTATGGAGCTATCCAGTTGCCTGATCCATCGGTCAGCAACAGTCGCGGTAACTCCACGACCCAATGGGAACTGTTCCAATCTCGCAACCGGCAAACTATCCGTAAGGTTCGTAATGGAAGTAGTATCCTCCATCGCCTCGTGCTGAACCACATCGAAGGTGCTCAGTGGGTCGTTGGTTACAAAATCTCAGCAATCGGTGTGGGATCGGGCAACCTCACGATCAGCGCTGACAATGATACTGAAGTTACAGCTCTCTGGCCCGACTACGTGATTCCATTCACGAACGGACAGAAGATCGAGTGGGACTTCACCTATGGTGAGCAAGACATCCCAGCTGGTCAAACTGCAATGGTAATCCGAGCTCAGAGCGATACAGCGAATGCTGGTATGAACATAGCAATCGATTCGACTGCATTCTGGGTTTTAGCTCGAGGGACAACTCGACAGGGTCCCACACTAGCCAACAGCGTTCGGTATGACTACACGGGCTCTGTCCAGAGCTTCATTGTTCCGGATGATGTTACAGAGATCTTGGTAGAGGCTCATGGAGCCTGCGGAGAATCGATCGCATCAGCCCTTGGCGTCAACTACGGATATGGTGGTGAAGTAACTGCCACTATCTATGTCAATGGCGGCGATGTCTATGATGTTTACGTCGGCGGTAAGGGCACAGCGGCGGGTGGAGCTGGGTGGCCTAACGGTGGTAGTGGGGTCATCGGCAATAACAATGGTCATGCCGGCGGTGGTAGTTCTTCAGTTCAGCCCAACACAGGCGGTAACTTCCTTGCTACTCTAGCAAACGCCATCATTGTTGCTGGAGCTGGTGGCGGTGCTGGTTCAGCGGATCTTGGTCCTTTCGATCCTCCACCAGGTCCGGGGCCTCGTCGAGAGTGGTATGCGGGCAGTGGCTCTTTCTACGGCGGAACTAGCAGTGATGCTGAAAGCCGAGTAGGATCAGGTGGTACTCAATCAGCTGGTGGTACGGGGGCTGGGGGAGCTCCCACCGATGGATCATTTGGCACTGGCGGACCTGGTGCTGTCTATGGTCCTGTAGGTATCTCTGAGGGTGGTGGAGGTGGCGGGGGCTGGTATGGTGGTGGCGCAGCTGACAAGGATCCAAGCGGTGGCGGTAGCTATGGTGGGGGTGGTGGATCTGGCTGGGTTGGATCAACAGGCTATGACATCGACGTAGCTGACGCTGAAAACAATGACCACGGGTTCATCATTATTTCTTGGTCAACTCCGGACGAGTAGAGGATATTATGGGAACTGAAATCGTCAAGGTTGGAGCTCGTTGGCTAGATGCCAGTTTTGCTCGTCCACCTGCAGATGCAATTCTTCGTAACGGGTATACAGGCATTGTCGGTTACTTCAGTCGACTTCCATCCGATCCGAAGAAGAACATGACCAAGAAGGATGTCGAAGGCTGGCTTGCTGCCGGCATCAATGTCCTGGGGGTGTGGGAGATGTCTGCTACGACGGCTAACAAAGGTCGTGAGGTTGGCAAGCAGCATGGTGAATGGGCTGCTGAGGATGCTCTCAAGATGGGTTATCCAAACGACGTCGCAATCATTGCTGCGGACGACACGAACACTGTTTCTCTGAACATCGACGCCCAAGAGGCTTACATGAGAGGCTTTGACTCTACCTGCCCGAATCCCCACGGAATCTATGGTGACATTGACATCATGGCTCGGTGTAAGGATATTGCTGCACTTCAGTGGGTAACTGTCAGCGCATGGGCATGGTCTTCAGCCGTCAGCCAGAAGGACGCGATTGCTAAGGCAACTGCCGGTGGTGCTCATGTTCTTCAGTACAAAGGCTTTGCTCTCGAAGGTCAATGGAACGTCGATCCGAACACGGTGATTCGACCTTTCCTCTCTTGGAGCAACAATCCAACCCCGGATGTCATTTTCCCGCCCGTTAACACACCTCTACAGAAAGCCAAGACGATGATCAAGAACAAGCAGCCCATCGCCCAGCAAGACCTTGACCTTCTCAAGGCAGTTGGGCTTCTCGAAGTCACAGACCAGATCGATCCAGCAACAGGCAACATCAAGGCTGGAGGTGCATTCTGGGAGATCATGCCCAACGGAGCACTCCGGCACATCTTCGATGATGGAGTAAGCCCCGGCTATGCAGAAGTAATTGGTCGGGGCGGCGATTCTCAGGCAGTCGAACTCGACACCGCGGTGATTCTGACGTTCAAGAAGTACGTACCTGAGCAAGTTCATACGAGTGATTGCCGGTTTGGTCCCTTGACCATCTCGTCAGTCCCTGGAGTTGCCACGCCGACATGACCGAGGCTCTAACCAAGCCGACACCTGACCCAACGATTCTTACGACGGAACAACTGCTCCGAGAAGTAAAGAATCTAGAAGACAAGATCATGCCGCTTGTCAATGCTCAGTTTGCTGCCATCAGTGACAAGTTTGTCGTACTTGAAGCTCAGCGCATCGAACAGAAGGCGGATAACAGGATCGAGGTCGGGGCTGCTCTGACGGCGCAGAAAGAAGAGAATGACAAGTCTGAGCGGTTGACGTCAGAACGACTAGCTCAGTTGGCTACTCAGTTCGATACGGCAATTAGTGGCATGTCCACACAACTGAATGATCTCAAGGATCGAGTTACTCGGTTTGAATCTCTTAAGCTGGGTGGGACTGAAGTAACTCAAGACCGCCGGGCGAGTACGGCATTGGTAGTCAGTTTGATTGGGATGGGTATAGTTCTTACATCAGCTCTGGTGGGAGTGATCCTGTTTGTAGTGACGAAGCAACCATCTACAGTACCCTGATTGCCAGATTAAGCCTTAGACAGAAGCTAACAGACTGGGGCTAGGAATTGAATACCAGGAAGCAAAGGGAAGTCAGATCTTGGCTGATGTTTGGGACAGCCCTATTGTTAACCTGCAACGAAGCTATACTACAGAAGGCTGAACGCCCTTTTCTGTTAACGTTGTTTGGATCGATGATGGGATTACCTCTTCTGTTGCGGACAGACGAGAAAAAGGAAACGAAAACCAAAGAGGCTCCCGAGACCCCGGAGCTCACTTTCGAACAGAAGTGGGCTGAGCTCCGAAAGCTCATAGGGAAGGAAGAGCCATGAGACACATTCTTCACGATTATCCACGAACATGGATATACTGCGGAATATCGTTAGTTGTTTCTACTGTCGTCCAATTCATTGTGAAAGGTAACTTTTTGTGAAGAACCCTGTCGAGTACTTCAAAGGCCCAGACAGAGATCCATACATCCAACCTCGAGATGAGGTGAGAATTGACGTAGTAAATGGTAAGCCGACTCTTGTGTGGACTAACCGTTTCGGCGGCAAACCAGTCCGACACCCTCGACTGTACCACTTCATGAACTACCGCATCCGACGCAAGGAAGTCCTGCCAGTCTGGATTCTGGTAGTCGCCTCCTTCGTGGGGGGCGTGTGGGCGATTGATCACAACCTGAAGCAGCAGTTGAAAGAAAGCTGTAAGGTTAGTGCAGCAGGACGAGAGGAAAATAAGGATACGCTAGTAGCTATTGCTCGGGACTTTCTCCACACACCGCAAGCACGGCTAGATGAGTTGACGATCTTTCTCGACCAACGACTTCCGCCTCGAAACTGCAAAGAGGAACTTCGCTGATGGACGAACTCATGAAGGGCTATCGGCATGTCCTTCAGCTTGCGGTGGTTATTATCATCGGATTGCTGAGTGTCTGTTCTTACTCGCTCTGGAAGATCCGTGACATCGGTGAGAAAGTTGACCATGTTACGAATGGGCTTATGATCAACTGCGCACGAAGCGCTAAGGCTCGAGAGGCTGTCCGCATCATTATCCATCACGAGGCTAGTACTCAAGATGCAGAGATGTTTGACGAGACTTCACCCCCCATCAAATGTTAATCAACCAAAGGAGAACAATGAAGAAAATCCTACTCGCTCTTGCTCTGGTTCTGGGGGGGTGTGTTGGGTTTCTGACTCTTCCCACACCTGTCTGGGCAGATGAAGTAGCGCCGATGGTACAGGCTGACAAGCATGCCCTGGTTCTGACACCGGTGGTCTGGACTGTCATCACTGGCTTGATCCTGCCCTTCGTGGTGGGGTTCGTCACGAAGCTGAGCGCTTCTTCTGCCTTCAAGGCCATCTTGGGCATTGTGCTTGCGGCCTTGGCTGCGATCGTCGAACGAGCTACTCAGGCTGATGGTACGGCCATCATCAGTGGGGGTTTGTTGCTCGACATCATCCTCGTCTACGGCCCGCAACTCTTGTCCTACTTGGGTCTTTGGTCCAAGCTCAACCTGAACGCCAAGCTGGCACCGAACTTCGGCGTCGGCTAGAACCGCGAGGTCGGCAAAAGCCCGCTCGTGTCGGTTGTCTCTGCATTTGCACGCGATCGATGCGAGTGGGATCTTTTGTGTGTTGTCCTATTTGACCGTAGGGAAACGAGAATCGCTTGAATGATGATCGACGAGTCAGCGTGATTCTAGCACAGTAGGGAATGACACACAGCAAGAGACCCCCGGTGTCTGTTCCGAGGGCCTCAAGCTTCTTGGTGAGAGCGGTGAACTTTAGTTTCAGTCGGGCAGCCCAGGAGGAAAGACCCGAGCCTGGTTCCTAGGTCACCAGTCCACCTCGATCAGTCGTCGTCTTCGTCCTCGTCGTCGGCCTCGGGAGCGGCGGCTGCCTTCTTCTTGCCCTTCGGCTTGTCGCCGGCGGCAGCGGTCTTCTGGGCCTTGTCGGACTTGAGCTTGTCGAGAGCCTCCTTTTTGGCGGCCTCGATGGCCCCGCCCTTGACGGCCTTCAGAACTGCCTTGACCTCCGGGTCGGCGGGACCGTCCCAGACGTAGCGGCTCTTGTTGCCGGCGACGATCTCCCGATCGATGACCGCGTTCTCGGAACGGGCGAGCTTGCGGAGCAGGGTGCGGACCTCGCGTGGCGAGTACTCCTTCTCCGTCTTCTCCTTGATCAGGGCGATGAGCTGGCGAACTCCGAAGCCGTGATCGACCGCAGCCTTCGCAGCCGGCTTGTCGTCGGTTGCCTCCGCGTCGGTGTCGAGCTCTTCCAATTCCGCTTCGTCTTCCTCGACGGGTGCAGGTTTTGCCTTTGTGGCCATGAGTATCAGCCTTTCTTGTTGAATGAATCGAGATCGCCTCGATCATTTGCCGATGTCACCAATATATCGCATGCCTGCTCACTCGTCAAGGCAACGTGATCTTGTTGATCTTGTTTATTCCTCAATGAATACATGAGCGGAATGGGGCGATTGCTCCCAAGTTCTCATCAATGATAGCATATGCTATGGCAAAACGCGACGAAGTATATACACAGATGGAGTATGAACCCAACGGGTATCCCACACATCGTGAGGGTGGGTTGGCTTTCATTGTGAAGAATTGCGACATCTGTCGTCGAGCTATGACAGTCAACAACTGGCCTGACGGGAAGTCTCGAACCCCGAAGTTCTTAGGATTCATTGTATGCGTCGACTGCGATCCTCGTCACAGTGAAGATCATTACCTGAAGAACGACCAGGGACGAATCATTCACCGAGGTCGACTACGAGTCATTAGAATGGCGCAGGTGACGCGTGCGCTCGCACGATATGGCTGTCTAGGTCGAGATGCTGAATGGGAGAAGCCTGGCTGCAAATGCGCCGGCTGTACGGCTTTCAAACTGATGACACCTGTTAAGGGAGATCAGTGACTGAGACTTACAAGTTCAAGACAAGGCCGTATCGTCATCAGTATGCCGCACTGAAGTTCTTGTTGTCGACTGGTTGGGGTGGTGCCCTTCTCATGGAGCCCCGAACTGGTAAGACCAAGGTCGCTATCGATTATGCCTCAATCCTTCATCAGAAGGGTAAGTGCAACCGAGTCCTTGTTGCTTGCCCTGTAGCTATCATGGATGTTTGGGTTGCTGAGATTAAGGCTCACTGCCCGTTCAAACATACTATCACTGTGTGGGATCGACGGGCTCGGAAGAAACAGCCTGAGTTACCGAAGTGGGGTTTCGACCGGCTAGACTTTGTCATCATCAACTACGACGCATTCTCTACTCCGGCACGAGCCAAGAAAGTCAAGAATGAGCTCGGTGAACTCCGGGCTAAGCGCCGAGAAGATGGTAGTATTATTCGGGAACGTCGTAAAGGCGGACGATTCGACATCATAGCTCAGTTCAAGCGATGGGCTCCTCAGGTGATCATCTGTGATGAGTCTCATCGACTGAAGTCTCCATCCGCTAAGAAGTCGACGGCGATGAAAGCTCTCGGCCCTGTTGCTGATTACCGAGTCATCTGTACGGGTACTGCGGTTACCAAGGCAAAACGTACGTTTGATCTGTATATGCAGTGGAAGTTCTTGAATCCGGTATCTCCTCTTGTCTATGGCTATACCCTAGCGACATTCAAAGAACGGTTCGGACAATGGACTAAGCGGAATGGCTATCCACAATTCTTGCGTGAGAGAAATCCAAAGACTCTGCATAAACTACTTCACGATGAATCTTTTGCAGTATCTAGGGATGAATGCTTCGACCTTCCTGCGGCATTTCCCGATGTTCTAATTCCAGTCCCTCTCGAGGAGTCTGCAGATATCTACGACCAGATGGCTGAGGAGATGGTGGCTAAGATCGAAGAGGGAGAATACACTGAAGCCTCTATCAAGTTGGTTCAGAATCTCCGGTTCGCTCAAATCAGTTCCGGTATTGCTAAGACTGAACCCACACCTACTCATCCAGAGGGTCGGCTAGTTCGGATTGGTCGAGAAAAACTACGGATGCTAGAGGACTTGTTGATTGACTGGTTCGACCAAGAAGAAAAGATCGTAGTATGTGCTCGGTTCAAAGGGGACTACACCGGCATTGCTGAGCTAAGTCGAAAACTTAAGGTAGAACCTCAGTTCATCATCGGCGGTCAGAAGCGTGAAGAACGAACTGCAGAGATCGAGAAGTTTCGGGTGAAGTCAGGCCCAGCACTCATCATCGTTCAGCCGCAGGCAGGAGCAATGGGCATCGACCTTAGAACCGCTTCGACGATGGTCTGGTACTCGATGACTAACAGCTACGTCGATTATACACAGTGCCGCGATCGCATTGCATTGTCGGGTAAAGCAAACCGCTACGTATTCTTATTGGCTGAAGGAACCTATGATGAACTTCAGTATGAGGCTCTTGGAGTTGATGGGGATGTCGTTAAAACCATGATGGCTTCGCCCCGCCGACTACTACGCAACTTCAAGTAGGCTCAGGAATGACGATTTGCGGGAAAGAACCGAGAAGTGATATCATTTGACTTCGGCAACATGAAAGGGGCAATATGCAGTTGATCGTGGAAGGGCCTGACGGCTCAGGCAAAACAACCCTTGTCGAACGCATTGAGCGGGAGTACGGGTTGACTCGACGCCCCCGAGCTGTCTCAAGCGAGGCAAAAGCCTTGCGCCCGATCGATGACTACGTTGAGGAAGAGTTGGCGGCCGGACCGGGCCTGCGATTCTATGACCGCTTCGCATTGATCTCGTCTCCCATGTACATCCCTCTGCACGCGACGATGCCCGGCAGGTTCAATGATCGTGACTGGCTCTTGATGGTCAATGAACTGTTCTGGAATCATGACCCGGTTATCATTGTCTGTTTGCCTCCGATCGAAGAGGTCCGGAAGAACGTTGCCGGTGATGACAACAACAAGGTCGTCTGGGATAAGATCGACCAGTACTATCTGAACTACCATGCCTGGGTAGTTAGCAACATCGCCCGCCGACACAAAGTCACTGACCAGGCATCCATCATGGTGTGGGATTACACCAAGCCTGACGAGAAGAAACTGCAAGGTCACATCCGTTATGCCATTGCGATGGCTGAAGTAAAGGGGAAGTAATGGAAGACAGATTCCAACTGATGTTGAAGATGCAACTGGAGTTGCAGAAACAACACATGGGTCAGAATCCTCAGACCTTGACGGGGGATGAGATGGCTGACTTCATGAGGACTATGGCTTGGTCTTGTGAGGATGAAATCCATGAAGCTATGAACGAGGTAGATTGGAAGCCCTGGGCTCATCCAGAAGTTCGATCAGTTCGAGAAGTTGCGTTTCTTAAGGAGATGGTGGATGCCTTCCACTTCTTCATGAACATGCTGCTTTGCGGTTTGCCAGACAGTCCCGAGGTGATCGCTGATAAGTTCACGATGGCATACATCGCTAAGAACGCAATCAATGCTCAGCGACAGGCCGAAGGTTACACTGGTCTTGACAAGTGCGCTGAGTGCCACCGAGACTTGATCGAGGTTGATCAGCTCGGCAGATACAATGGTCCAGACGGCAAACAATTCTGTACCATTGAACATTTCCATGAATACACAAGAAAGGTCCTCAATGGCTGAGAACAAGCACACTCTAACACCAGAACAGGTTGCGGCGAATGTTGCTGCAGACCACCTCCGTCGACAAGAACGAGCTGCTGAGATGCAGGCTCGACGCGAACGAGGTGAGTATGTTCCACACCCGCCGACTGACGATGGAGTCCAGGTCGGGGGTCCACTGCTTTCTGATCCAACTCTACCAATCAGAGCCTATCCAGCTGCCGGGTTGATGTTCGGGATTTCTGCTTATCCTTCCGATGGGTTAATGGGAATTGGGGAGCGAAACAAGCACATTCTGGATACACTCAAGCCGGGTGAGCCGATCGTCATCTTCCGTGCTAAGGACATACTGAGCACGATGGTTCTCTTGCACTATCAAACTTTGCTTGAGATGTACAACCCTCATGCTGAGATCAACGAGCGAATGGTCGAGAAGATTGCAGAGTTTCGACTTTGGCAGCAACAAAATCCAGACAAGGTGAAGATTCCTGACTGATGAGGGCTTACAGAGCAACTGACCTATCAACTCTGCACAGTAAACTGTGTAACACCATCATCCATTCAACTGCGGACAAATTGGATGTCATCAGCTCAGTCGATGTAGCCATTCACAACGTGATTGCTGAGGCTGAGTCTATGGCTTGGGACTTTAATCTCAAGAGTCTCTGGGTAACTCAGTCTCGATGGTCTATGATGGCCAAGCAGTACATCGATGGGCCTGACCTTCAAGCTTGGATCGATAAGGTCACCAAGCATATCGGACAAAAGGACCGCGGCATTGCCTTGATGCGAACGAAGCTGGTCTTGCCTCGGGGCGGTCCTGAGCAAGGTAACAAGGAAACTCGCCGATGGGGTTCTTGCATGGTGGCCATCAGCTACAAAGCAGTCCCTCGACCTCAGATCACTCTCTACTCAAGGACTTCGTACCTGGGATATCTCTCCGGCCTAGACCTCTCCATCGCCTGGATGTGTGGGAAATACTTAGCGCATGAGCTAGGTATGAACGTCGAGGACATCAGCTTTGTCTGGATGAATGAGGCTATGCAGTTTCACAACTTCAAGTCTCTGGCCTTCATGCTCAACAACCCAGACCCAGAACGACGCAAAGAGTATCGACGGTGGATGAGATCCTCTGACGAGAAGTTGCTCGACTTAGGTGAGATGGAATACATCAACGAACGGCCAGCCTTGATGCTTTCTCGCAAGTGGCTGCAGAAGTTGATCGCTGATGACAAAGCTGGCAAGACGCTTGGCGACATGACTTACAACACCTACCGTCGAATCCGCCGACGATACCACACTGAAGTGCTAGGGTACGAGCGGGCTCAGGAATTTGAGGGCTGGAGTTATTACAAGACTGGGCCGCAGAAAGGTGAACAGAAGCAGTTCTTCAAGGCTTATGGTCCTTTACCCTCAGTCTCCATCCATGACCTAGACTTCAAGGCAATCAAGGTTCCATTTGGACAGCGGTATGGCTCAGACTTCGAGGGAGCCATTGAGGATGATGAGGAAGACGATGAATGAGATAGAAAGATACCATGCAAACTTTCTTGAGATGTATCGAGGCCTTGTCTTCAGGATCATGGACCATGGTGAAGAAGTTGAAGTAGGTGAATGGCAATCTCAGGATGTTCGAGATAAGCCGCACATGGTCAGTCGTGAACTTCGCCATGTTAGGTTCGAGTTGCATAGCCTGCCTGTGACAGTCGAACGACTTCAGCAGGTTATCAAGCCCAATCTTCCATGGGCTGAAGATCATTTCCAAGAACGAGTCAGTGGTGAACCTCTCAATCCACCTCCCAGTGAGGCATGGTGGCCTTTTGCGGTACAAGGGAATCAGGAGCACAAAAATGGACAACAGTTCTCCCACACATACCCCGAGAGATTTTGGCCTAAGCGAGCGGGATATGCGGCTGGTCAGTTCTTCCGTTTCGATGAGAAGGTCTCCCGTTCTGGGATCAGATATCGATATGGAGACCTTGCTGATGTTGTTGCGCAGCTCACTAAAAACCCCCTCACCCGGCAGGCTTATCTCCCCGTCTGGTTTCCGGAGGATACTGGTGCTGTTGCCGGCCAACGAGTTCCATGTACTCTCGGGTATCGATTTCTTCTTCGGAACGGAAAATGCGATGTTACTTACGACATTCGTTCTTGCGATCTGCTCCGCCACATGCCCGATGATGTATATATGGCCTGCAGATTGCTTCAGTGGGTCGTAGGGAAACTGCAGGGAAACGGGATCGATTGCATTGCGTCATCGCTCATCATGAATATCTCCTCGTTGCATGTCTTTCGGGGGGATTACCCTCGACTTCAGAAAATGATCGAGGACTGGGAGGAAGAAGAGACCTATGGAACGGCCATCTAGAGATGACATATGTATGCAAATCGCTGAGCTGGTCGCAGGCCGGGGGACTTGTGCTCGAGCTAATGTGGGTGCCTGCATCGCCCGAGACGGAAGAATTCTTGTCACCGGATACAACGGCCCTCCGTCCTCGCTTCCGCACTGTGACGATCCCGGTGGTTGTGGAGCAGTTCCACCTGCCGATGGTTGCGTTCGTGCAGTACATGCTGAGGCTAATTGCATCGCTTACGCCGCCCGACATGGAATCGCTACCGAGGGAGCAACTCTCTACTGCACTCATCTGCCTTGCCTCAAATGTGCTGAGCTCATCATCAACGCGGGTATACACCGAGTCATTTACTCAAGAGATTACCGTATAAAAGATGGGCTGTATTTGCTCCACCTTGCCGGGACTGATATAGTGGTGCTTGATGATCAAAGGTGATCCGAGATGCAAACTCTGTAAGCTGCACCAGACAGCTGATGATGTGTGCGAGATGGGGTTTGGACCCACCAAAGCAGACATTGTAGTTGTCTCGAGAATGCCAAACTCTCGGCCTTACCAAGACATGATCGAAGCTGAGCTCGTCAATGCTGGGATTGACCTGAGCCGCTGTTACTTCACCTCAGTAGTCAAATGCCGAACTTTCGACCAGGACCCAGGTAAGGGCGACCTGAAGATCTGCGCATCAACTTACCTTCACGAAGAGATCGCTGCCATCAAGCCTAAGTTCATGCTAGGTTTTGGTAATGAAGCCTTGGCAGCGATCACGCCTCACTCAGGCATTATGAAGTGGCGAGGCCGCGTCGAGGAAATCAATGGAGCAAAGGTATTGACTACAGTTTCTCCTGCTTCAGTCAATCGTAACCCAGGTCAGAAGGGTGCTTGGCAGGCTGACCTGCAGCTGTTCGCATCGACAGTCAATGGTACTGCTGGTACTCTTGAGATGCCAAAGATCGCGTTGATCAATACCAAGGATAAGCTCAAGAAACTGAAGCAGTTGTTGTTCTCGGCCGACCTGATCAGCTATGACATCGAAACCGCGGGACTCGATGAGTGGGATAAGACGGGCGGCATTGTCTCACTGGCCGGCACAATGGTTCATACCATGGCCGATACTGGCGAAGAACGCGTGATCGTGTGGGTGTTACCCTTAGATCACCCCGAGTCTCCTTTCCGCCGAAGCTGGCAAAAAGTTCTCATGTTCCTTGCTCCCGCATTCGAGGGCATCAAGAAGCAGGTGGCTCATAATGGCAAGTTTGATGCTAAGTGGCTAAGGTTCTATGGTCTGCATGCTAAGGTAACATTTGATACCATGCTTGCGGCTCACCTGCTCGACGAGAATAGACTCAAGGGTCTGAAGCCGCTCGCCAGAATGTTACTTGGTGTAGCCCCCTGGGGTATTGATACCAAGGATCTTCGAAACACTCCCCTCAATCATGTGCTAAAGTACAACGCACTTGACACCTTCTACACCTACCATATCTACAAGATCTTGCGTCAACAGTTGGTTGATCAACCTCGGCTCCTTCGGATCTTCTTGCTGGTAACCATGCCGGCTAATGAGAAGTTGATCGAGGTTGAGCAACGAGGGATTTGGATCGACCAAGAAAAGCTTGCAACAGCAACCAAGATCGCATTCGACATGCGTGACGAGCTTGATCGCCAGCTGATGGAATCAGTTCCGCCCAACACGACTGAGGGTTGGCCGACGATGGGTAAGAAAGCTAAGCCTGCTGAAGTCAACTTCAATGCCTCGAACTGGATGCGCTGGTTCATCTTTGAGTACCTTGACTTGCCGGTGATTGCTCGAGGGAAGACTAAGGATGATGGTCGACCTGGTGATCCATCACTGGCTGAAGCAACGATGATTGAGCTGAAGGAGATGTACCCAGATCATCCTGTTCTTTCGTTGCTTGAAGAGCGGGGTAAGTGGCAAAAATATTGCTCGACGTACGTTACTAGATATCAGGAGATTGTTGATGAGAATGGTAGGATCCACACAACATTCAAGTTGGCAGGTACTGTTACCGGGCGACTTAGTTCGGGTAAGGAAGACGAAGAGAAGATTACGGCGACCCGAGATCGTGGTCGAGGTTGTAATCTTCAACAAGTCCCTCGAGATCCCTTTATCCGAGGTCTCTTCGGAGCTCCTCCCGGGAGTTCATTCGTTGAGGCTGACTTCGGGCAGATCGAATTCCGCCTTGCGGTCTTCATCAGCCGAGACAAAAAGGGACTCTGGTTAATTCGTAACGGCATCGATGTTCACGCGGCTATGGCTGCGAAGATGACCGGTAAGCTTGAGAAATACATCACCAAGGAAGAGCGCAAGGCTGCAAAACCGGTGAACTTCGGTTATCTCTTTGGCATGTACTGGAAGAAGTTCATGCAGACTGCCAAGCAAAACTACGGTATTACCTTCACCGAACAAGAAGCTAAGGATAGTCGCATCGCATTCTTCGACATGTATCCAGGTTTCGTACACTGGCACAATCGCCAACGTCGACTGGTACATAACTACGGTCGAGTACAAAGCCCGATTGGCCGCATTCGCCATCTACCTGACGTATACTCAGGCGATAAGATGGTTGTCATGGAAGCCGAGCGACAGGCGATCAACTCACCCGTACAGTCATTTGCTTCAGACATGAACGTGATCTCCATGATCCTGATAGATAACGAGTTCAAGCGGCTAGGTATTCGAGGCCACACGCTGGGTCTTGTGCATGACGCGATCAACTTTGAGATTGATAACCGAGACCTTGCTAAGGCATTGCCGATCATCAAGAACACCATGGAAAACCTCCCCCTGAAGCGCATGTTCGGAGTTGAGATTGACCTACCCATTGAAGCCGATATCAAGGTGGGTTCTCACTGGGGCGGGGCTAAAGAACTTACCCGAGAACACGTTGACAATTTCGCCAAGTATTACCACGAGTTCGTGGATGATGAAAGGAAAGTAGCATGACCAAAGTAAAGAGAGATGAGTTCGGACAACCGAAAGGAGAGTGGACCCCCTTCCAGCTAGATCTGATATCTCTGTTAGATGATGTCTGCTCTCCGGGAGTTGATCCAGAGAAGTCAAACGCGGCCTACATGGCAGATATCTTGGATCTCATGCGAGATCATGGCATGGCCGCCTCCGGTACACTCCCATTGTTAGGTCTTGCTACGACGCGAGAACTTCTCGAAGAGATCAAGGTTCGGATGGAAATGGAGCGATATGTGACTTACGGAGATCCCCATGCCGGCAGAGTCGTCAACCAGATCACAACATTCCAGAGCACTCTTAAGGAAGAGACCCTGAACTACAGAACGGTGGATGGAAAATGACTGAGATTCGGATTGTTCAACCGGAGGTTGTGTTCAGACGATCGATGGCAGATGATGATGATGTGATCGAGGCGATGCTTGTCTCGACGATGGGGGATGAAATCAAGCAACTCTGGGATGAAGAGGGAATCGAGGGCATTGATGGCCGCATTCGTTTCCTGATGAAGAACCGGCACGGCACACCGTTCGAGCAGAACTACTTCCAGTTCTTCGTCAAGGCCCCGATCGCGGTATTCCGAGAGCATCATCGTCACCGCATCGGCTGGTCCTACAACGAAGAATCGGGCCGGTACAAGGTGATGAAGCCGGAGTTCTATATCCCACCCCGTCGTCGACCCTTGATCCAAACTGGCAAGCCTGGACACTATGTCATGAGCCCTGGTTCTGAGGAACAATATGATCAGATGTTCTCAGACATGAGAGATCAGTTCGAGAGAGCTTACGCAACATATGAAAACATCCTGGCTGATGATGTAGCTAAAGAAGTAGCTCGAGGGGTACTTCCTGTCTATCTGATGACCAGCATGTTTGCCTCCTGCAATGCTCGGTCGATGATGGCTTTCCTCAGTCTCCGGACAGATGAGCCGACTGCGACCTTCCCGTCCAAGCCAATGTGGGAGATCGATGAACTTGTTGCTAGAATCTATGAGGAGGCTTTGAAGTCCGTCATGCCCATCACATACAAAGCATTCTGTGACTTCGGTCGAGTTGCCCCGTGAAGAATGGGATAGATCGATCGATTTGCCGTCTCGTGTGGGAAGCGATATGATGGGATGTATGAGAAAGGGGCACGCATGAGGGAGATACCAGTCGCCGTTCGACGGTATGAACGCGATGGTATACAGGTCGAGTCTGTCAAGCTTTGGCAGCCTGGTGATGCTGTCTACTGGGATGCCGACGCCCTCGATGGTGTGGGAGCTGGGATCGCTACACACTCGATGCTGAAGACCTTCAAGGCCTGTCCTAAGCAGTTTGAGTACAAGTACATCCTGCGGTTGAAGCCCAAAGTTCTGGGACGACCGCTGAGATTCGGTACTTGGATGCATGCCTTGTACGAGACATATCACAAAGGTGAAGACTGGAAAGCAGTTCACGAGGTTTTCACCAACCGGTTTGCTAAGCTCTTTGACGAAGAGAAGGAGCACATTGGAGATCTCCCCCGAGATTGCTACCGAACGATGCAGTCCTACATCTGGCATTACAAGTTTGACGAATGGAAGATCCATGAGTGCGAGTTCGTCTTGGAAGCTGTACTGCCCGATGGAACGTTGTACCGGGGAAAGATTGATATGCTGGTCGAGAACCAGTACGGGCTTTGGATCGTTGACCATAAGAACCACAAAAAACTGCCTGACCTTGACTTCAGAATGCTTGATGCCCAGTCTGCCTTGTATATCTGGGCTGCTCTGAAGAACAAAATTCCAGTGCAGGGTCACATCTGGAACTACATTCGATCCACACCGCCGAGTGTCCCTGTGCTGCTGAAGAACGGCAAAGCACTTAGCCGGAGTGCGAAGATTGTGACAGACTATCCAACGATGGTCAAGGCGATCCAGCGATACCAGCTTGACCCTGCAGGCTATGCTGACAAGCTGACTCATCTCAAGTCTCAACGCTATGTACCTGGTGAGATGCAGACTTCACCGTTCTTCCGACGAGATGTTTTAGAGAAGTCAAATGCCCTGCTCAAGCGAGTGGCTACTGAGGGCTTCATGACATCGAACCGAATCAAGAACTACCACTGGGACAAGCCCGATCGAGTCGAACGCAACCCAGGAACACACTGCAAGTTCATGTGCAGCTACACCGATCTTTGCACTACCGAGCTATTCGGGGGCAATACCGCACACCTGCTGCGGCACAATTTCTCTGAGGCCGATCCGATGGCCTATTACCAGGACGAATTGGCTGGGCTTAGCAATGAATAACATGAGATGTCGACCAGTTTCAAAAATGACCGATAGATCTATTCAGAACTTCTGGTCTCATGTTAATAAACTGGGGCAGATTCGAGTGGAACACCTAGGTCATTGTTGGGAATGGACTGCTTCTAAGTTTGATATGGGCTATGGTCAGTTCAAAGGTGGCCCATCAACTAGAGCTCACCGAGTTGCTTGGGAATTAGTTAAGGGACCTTGTCCTCTCGGGCTCGAGGCTGAACATCTCTGCAATTACGCGGGCTGCGTTAACCCAGATCACATAGATTGGGTTACTCATGGAGTTAATCTATCTCAGATGGGCAACCGAAAACAATATGGTTTAATTCCTGCTTTAACCAAAAGAGTCCATCAGGACGAGCGAGCGGGGATAGAAGGAGGAATAACCAATGGCTGAGAAGGTGAGGACAGAGAAAGACTACCTTGCCCTCGCAAGAACACGAGCTCACACACCCACCAGTATCACATCGTTTCGGAAGATCCTGGTTTATGCCAGGAACAAGAAGGGAAAGACTCGGTTTGGCCTCTCGGCTGGCCGAGATATTACGCTGGAGGTTGACCCCGAGAGGGGCACCGATACGATGAAATCCATCGACCCCTTCGTGTGGCCCATCGAGAAATGGGAGGATACTCAGGAAGTCTACGGCGCTTTGCGCACTGGCAAACTGAGTCCAAACCACATTAAGCAGGGTGAATCTTCCACACCTTTCAGCTGGGTCAGCCTTGACGGGTTGACTCGGATGAACAACATGGCACTGAAGTATGTCATGAAGGTGCAGGAAGAACGAGATCTTGATCGACATCCTGGCATGGTTGCTCAACGCGACTATGGCAAGTCGGGCGAGATGATGAAACAACTCCTTCTGAACTTCCAGAATCTCAAGATCAACGTTTGTTACACGGCCCAAGAGAAGATGATCAACGGTACCGGGTTCGATGACGACGAAGATGCTGAGGACGTTGATGCGTTCTATGTCCCTGACCTGCCCAACGCAGTGCGGTCGACCGTGAACTCAGTAGTCGAGGTGATCGGTCGACTCTACGTGGTGAAAGTCCCAAGCTTGAAGAATCCGGATACGATCGTTACACAACGACGGCTTCAGATTGGTCTGCATGAGAAGTATGACACGGGCTTCCGTTCAGACTACAAGCTGCCGGACATGATCAAAAACCCAACCCTGCCGAAACTCTCGGCACTGATGATTGAAGGAGAATGACAATGGCTGAAAAAGCCACAGTCGCAACAGCGGCAGGACTGGACTTCACCAATGTGAAGGACGGGGGAGGCAGTTTCAACAAGAAGCGGCAGCCCGAAGGGGACTACCGAGCCCGCGTGCTCAAGGTGGTCGATGCACCCTCCAAGAAGGATGGGGTCGCTCAGTGGCTCTTCACGATCCAGGTCGGCACTGGTACCTACCCGTACTACTGCAAGCACGAAGAGAACCAGCTCTGGAAGGTTCGCAACCTGCTGATCGCAGCCGGCATCGCGGTCCCCAAGAAGCGGGTCAAGGTCGATCCCAACCGCATCGTTGGCAAGGACATTGCCGTCACCCTCGAAGATGATGAGTACGAGGGCAAGATGCAGTCGAACATCTCGGCAACCTTTCCTCTCAGCGAACTCAGCGCTGAAGATGACGAGGACACCGAGGGTGGTGACGAGGATGACACCTCGGATGACGATGAGGACGAGGCATCCAAGCCCAAGAAGAAGGCTCCGGTTCAAGAGGAGGAAGAGGACGACGATGACGAAACCACCGCCGATGCTCTGGCTGCTCTCGATCGAACCGAGCTCAAGGCGCTGATCGCTTCCGAGGAGCTCGAGGTCAAGGTGTTCAAGTCGATGACCGACGACGACATCCGAGCCGCGATCCAGAAGGCCCAGAAGGCTGCTGCTCCAGACGAGGAAGAGGAAGACGACACACCTCCTGCGCCGAAGAAGTCCAAGAAGGCAGCGCCTGTCGACGACGATGACCTCGACGAAATTGACATTGATGACGCGTGATGCCTGATTCTGGTGGGTTCCACATACAGCCAGCTGGGGTATGCTAGGAATATCCAAGAGGTCGCAAGACGCACCCACCATCATGAAGTCCAGCTCGGGAGTATTGCTGCCCCTTTCCTCCCGGGCTGGGCTTCTTCAATGTTAAGGAGAACTAATGGCACAACCAGAATCAAGATTGAGCCGCAAGATCAGCGCTCGACTGCGTCTCGAGGGCGCGTTCTGCTTCAAAGTTTGGGGGTCAGAACATATGATGGCCGGGCTGCCGGACTTGATCGGGTGTTACAGAGGTCGATTCTTTGCCTTTGAAACAAAGATGCCCGACAAACGAAGTAATACTTCAGTAGTCCAGGAGCGCATCATGCAGAAGATTCGAGATGCTGGAGGATTGTCCCAGGTCGTCTGTACTGAACAAGAAGCGTGCGATGCGATGATCGAGCATTGGCGCAATTCTCGTCACGCAGGGAAATGATTAGCGCTATCTCACGGCATTTTAGGAGCATCGATGGACTATTCATTTAAGGCTAGACTAGCTAAACATAACCTATCAGCTGCAGAATATGAGCACATGCTTGTATCACAGAATAACCAGTGTGCTATCTGTGGCAAATTTTTTAAGAGCACAACTCCTCACATAGATCATGACCATGAAACAGGTTTAGTTCGAGGACTTCTATGTTCTAAGTGTAATACTGGATTAGGGATGTTTAAGGATAACCCACGTTTTCTAGCATCTGCCATTGTTTATCTTGAAACTGCAAAGGCTAGATGGGATGGAGATTGGCGTAGTTGAATGGAACGTAATAGCTGGGGTTCCTTTAAGAAACGGAAGAATCAGTAAATACTTATGTCACCTGATTGACGATAAAGTCCGCAGGCAATTTCCTTGGTGTATGCAGTTCTGATATGATTTACCCATCATCAAATCGAGATGATGTTGAAGCAAGGAGGATTGATGGAGGGATATACCACCGTTCGGGAGCTGATCCATCAGCTGGTAGACATGCCACCCGACGCCCATGTGCAGATTGCCGTGGTCAAATACCCGGAAGAATTCGCCATTCGCCAAGATGAGACATCAGAGTCTGGGGCATCATGGCTAAATGGCACTGACACAGAATGCCATATTCTTGAGGCTGATGAGATCACGCTCCAGAATGGCATCGTCACAATCGCTGTCGAGCTCGAGGACTACGATGCTCAACGACATTTTGCGGGGGGATGATGATGAAGTGGGGGCGACTCACCAAAGAAGAAAAAGCCGCAGATCAAGCATGGCTCAATGATCATGATGATGGTCATGAGGGGGATTTTGGCAAAGGCTGTGCTGCAGCAGTTTTGATCATTGCTGCGGCTGTTGCCGTTGTCATCATCTTTCTAGCCATGCATCGAGTTCAACCATGACAGAACAGATTCGACTTCGAACACTCATCGGACAAGATCCATTGTATAAGGCTTGGTTCATGAAACCTGCCACACTGACGAGCCTCTGTTCAACACCCCCTTGGCGGCTGTTCGTTCAGCTTGAGGCTGATGGTCGATGGGCCAAGGTTGACCTCCCGAGCTATGCCAAGGCTTACGCCCAGGTAAGACTAAGGCTCCCAGATGCTTACGACATGGCAATCCATTGTAAGCCTCAGGAATTCAAGCCACCAGTTGTGAAGATCGGAGAACGACGACTGTATTGGCCTTGCCCCGATGGCCATGAATGGTGCGGCCTATGTCGTAGACCAACCGTGTTTCGATTCTTCAGTCGTCACCCAGCAATGAAATATCCAGTGAGCTCAGAAGAAAGCCGGTGTTCAATATGCGGAGTTCGGAAGACGTTCCTGAAGAGGTTCAAGACAACCCTACAGTGGCCCCTGAAGACTGCATCACCTGTCCAGAAATAGAGGTTAATGAGCCTCGTGACATGTGCCCGAAGTCAAAACGGCCGTGCGGTCACCACTGCAACTGTGTCTGGATTCACGACTGCTGCCATTGGTGTGGAGACGAAATCACAGAGGATGGAGAAGGATGGATCCAGCCATAAAGCCTCACAGCTGCGGGCTGTTTGAAAAAGCTACGAGCCCGCAGTTTCTGCCACTGTCTATGCCGGTGGTGCCGGTGGCCCGGAGAAGCTATCCGGTTGATCCGCACGAGTTGCTTTGTGTAATCGGAGTCTGATACAATGGTTAGTATGAACGACAAGGTGATCTTGATTCCCTGGTCACAGGTTGCAGTCAACATGGACATTCGCTGGTCCACACCAAGATTCGTTCTGTACGGCCGAATACTAGACATTCAGGGTCAGTCGATGGTTGCTTTCTTTACGGACCGTAATAAGCGAGTACTGCCGGATGCTGAGTGGTACTACGGCCGATCCCCAGAGGACGAGGAACATCTCGTAGTGATTCAGCGAGGTGAAGAAAAACAGGGTTACTTGCGAAGTTCTGCATTCGTTGAGGAATGGGTTACTGTTCAAGCCGCGTGCGAGCTGATTCAGATGGATGCTAAGCAAATGCGTCGTCATATCCGCAACGCAGTTATCCCTGCTCACAAGGACAAGTTTGAACGGTGGCAGATCCATCGTGAAAAGTTAATGGAGGTCGCAGTCAAGCGTGGCTGGGTATAGAGTTCTCAAGCAACGAGAGGGCACTAGGGTTTCTTTCTGGCCCGATCCTCGGGGTCCAGGTCATGGTCGAGTACGAGTGGGAACCGTGATGCAACACCAGGGGGACCTTCTGCTGATCGTGTGGGATGATGACGACGATCACTATGAACACTGGCCCTCTCCAGAAGTGCGCTATCGCATTGATAGGGGGCAGATGAACCTAAAACCCCCGCCGAAGGAAGGCCGTCGTCGCATACCTAAGAACGAGCTGCTATGCAAGCAGTGTGGTAAGCCGCGTGAGTTGAATTGCAAGTGTCCTCGACCAGGCGCTATGAAGCCGGAAGAATGGGGTGCAGGGACGTTGACAGCATCTTCCCAATCAGATAGAATGACCTCATCAATCAACGCGGCGCATGATGATGACCGCATGAAAGGGGCAACGATGGCACGCAAGACAATGACAAAGGTCGATCCTCCAGAGGAACTCGACGACGAGCTCGAGGAACTGGAGGAACTGGGTACCGTCGAGGAGCCCACGACCAAGACCGCCTCTGACGAAGAAGATGGCGACATGCTCACCGCCAAGGGGGCTGCTACGGCAATCGGAACCGATGCCCGCACCCTCCGCAAGTTCCTCCGCAAGCAGCAGGGGACGATCGGACAGGGCAAGCGCTGGGCAATCAGCGCCGAGGACATCCCCAAGCTGAAGAAGGACTTCGAGGCCTACAGCAAGGGGAAGCCCGCTGCAGAGGGGGCCGCAAAGGTGACCAAGGCGACGACCGCTGCACCTGAGCCTGATGAGGCTGAGATCAACGACGAGCTCGATGACGAGCTGGACGGATTCGAAGACCTCGACTGAGTTTCGCCGCCGGCAGCGACAAGCCAGGTAAGGGCTAGGCATGGCCTCTCCGCCTGGTGACAAATGCCGGTCGGGTGGTGAGGAATGCAAGCCGTATTCCAGATAGGGTAAGCTGATCCTTCGGGAACAAAGCTCCGGTCCTGGTTACGAACCTATTCTTCACCATCCACCAAGATAGTTGGCTGTGAAATTCCCCCGTCCCAGGGACACGGCCCAACTGTCGCCAGCGAGTGGTCCCTGCAATCACCAGGGATCACTTTCTGGTGTGCGAGAATAACTGCCTTGACTGGGACTTCTCGGGATGATACGATGTAAGTAATGATCAATCGCACTACAGAAGGAGAAATTATGCCCGATACCCACACTGAACGGCCTGGCGGTCGCAAGTACAAGCGCATCGATTGGGGGAAGCAGCCTCTGCCTCCATGCCAGCACGGCTCAATCGTCAAGCTAGAGCCTTGCGAGAAGCCTGGGGAATTCGATGCCCCGACGAAGTACGGGCCCTGGACTGATCTCTGCGACGATCATCTCGTCGAGCACACCTTCCGAGATTCGGTCTCGGGTTTTCATCGGATCCCAAGCCAATGACTGACAAGGCAGAACCACGATTTGTCGTTGGCGATCGGGTCGTCAGTTTCCGAGGCGAACGAGCCACAGTAACTTGGGTTGGTCGTGCGGAAGCCCCTCACCGATCCCACAGGGTCTGCGTCCATTTCGATGGCAAGCTGGAGGCTGACCGACGCGATTTCTACGAGACCGTCTTCATGGCGGAGAAGGAGTTTGATTCCAATGGCCGCTGACGAACGAACCTATGAGCAGCGACATGCTCAGGATCGACCGGTGCATCTCAACGTGACCCGGCACCTCTTGATCGCTCACTACAACGAGGAGTTCCTCAACAAGACCGAATGCGTCCAGGCGATGCTCGAACGAGATCTCGAGCGATACTCAATGCCTGAGTATACCCAGATGGTATCGAAGGCTGGCGGGCTGACCAACTTCGCTCGGAACATCATCCAGATGCATGCCGAATGGGGAGTTGATGCGTGATGGGCGCTCGAGACAGACTCATCGACATCGGCCAGATCAACGCAGAACTCGCCGCTGAAAACGAGGCCCTTGCTGACCTCATCCGCCCGGCCATTGCTGCAGGTTGTACGGATCTGCTCGCCGTTGCTCAATTGAAGGCCACACAGGCCGTTCATGAGCGGCTCGGCGACATCTTCCGACTGCTGGCGGTGAAGCCATGACTGTCGATGAGCTGAATAAGCTGCTGGACAGATGTCCCGACAGCTACGAAGTCTTCCTCAAAAACCCAGAAGATGGGGAAGAATTGCCCATGCACACTGTTCCGATCGTGTGCCACATGAACTCGAACAAGGTGGTCTTCGGATGAGAGTCAAGGTATGGAACTATCAGAAACAGGACCGAGGTCGACCCAACAAGTTCATCTCCTCCGGGCATCGTGAGGTCAGAGAACTTCCTGATTCCCTCGCTGACACCCTTGCCACGCTCGGGTTGACCCGAATGCAGCAGGAGTTCGAAGGCGGAAAGGTCGTGGTATATGGGCCCATCGAGTACAGGTGCCTCAACTGCGATGAATATGGACATGCTGCCGGGGACCCAAGCTGCACCGCGAAGCTCGAAGATGACTAAGGAAGTCAAGGGCACGAAGTATCGGAAGGTGAAACAGCGGAGCGGTCGAGGGCGGTACTCAGGCCGAGTTCACCTAGTCTTCTGGTTCAAGGAAGATCGGTACTGGAAATTCGTGTGTGGGAAGCAGCAGTCCGAGGCGTTGGGATGGGATCTTAATGCCTATGACGTACCGGACAATGCTGTCGTCACCTGCACACACTGCATCAAGTTCGCTCCGGATGTGGTTGAGAAGATGAAGGCCGTTGAGACCAAGAACGTCGATGATCTCGAGGAGTTGGATTATGGCGATTGATCATGCGATCGATGACGCGAGGATCATGTGAGTAGTCTCCCAAATCGCTTAGGGATTGAGAGAATGCATTGCACCGATGATCGCATCATCGAGCCGACCGCTCGCATCTACGGTTAAATGGGACTCTGGATGATGCAAGTTGACATCCCTGTTGGCGGTTTGATATGATGGAATCATGATGATCAACTCACCGAGAGGGGGGGGGGAATAATGACCACTCATTCTGATAGTACTCGGGATGAACTCCTGCTCGAGACTCTGATGGATCTCGTGCCTGACTCAGCCATGTTGGCTACAGTAATCGACATCCATCCTCGCATTTTTGCCATGCTCGAGGGCTATGGCACCTTGTTGAACGTCCTGCAAGCCGCAACTGAGAACCAGGGCACACTGACCGATCGGCTCTATGCCGGCTACTACGAACTCACCAACAAAGGAGAATGACATGATCGTCCAACTGGATGATGCCGAGGCAAAGGTAGTTCTATCCGCCATTGAATTCCTCAAGGAGGCGTTGATCGACGACGCCCAGGACGATCCAACCGCCGATCACGCCGATCAGGTGCCGACGTTGACCCGCCTCGCCGAAAAATTTCGGGAATAACCAAACAGGAAGGAATGACATGGGCATAATCACCTTGACAGAGAGGCAGGAGACGGAGATGATCGCTTTGTGCGGTCGTATTGCCGACCGAGCCTCTGAATCAAACATCCCATTGACCGAGTACATGGACAATCTTCGGGTGTTCATCTTGGCCGTTGGTCCCACCCGCAAGGATCTGGCCGCAGGCCTGAGGGCCAACCGAGCGATGCACTACTCGGCTCTTCTCAATGACGAGCGATCGATCATGAACATCCTTGCTCTCTGCAACGCATCGACTGCAGGATTCGTCAGCGACCTCATCACAATGATGACTCGGTTCATCCAATCCGAACTCCTCTGATGGGGAAGTCGAAGTTCACCCGAGAGGTGAAGAAACGTCCACACTCACCACCGAGTTGCTGTCGCCTGTGTGGAGAGCCTCATTACATGGGCCTTGAACATATCTGCGTCGTTGCTAAGACGACTTATGAAGGTCTTGTACCCAAGACTCGCTTCGGACTTCAGTTTTGGGTCGGACCAAGGCATGGACCATTTCACTCAGACCTCAACTGGGTCCAGGCTGAACGAGAACTCATGGAGCATGGCCAAGGTTCAGTCAAGCAGATCTACGCAATGCTCAACCGAGCCAAAGAGAAGGATATGCTGGCATAATGGTTATTGACAGAGAACTTCAGTTCAAGGCAGCCCAAGCTAACCTCCGTACTGAGACAGATGATTACATCATCCAAAAGGCTCAGAGGATTGCGGGGGAACAAAGACAGGCTGCCGGGTTGATGTACGCCAGTTCTTACTCCATAGCTTTGATGCTGGAGTTGACCCGGCGACTGGATCACTACCGTAAGGCGATGGCATCCCTTGACCTTCATCACGGGGATGAGTGGACAGTTGTCGATGCGGTGGATGCTGCTCGAGCCTATCTGGAAGAGAATCTCAAATGAGGGTTGGATTTACGGGTACTGAGAATGGAATGACCGTTGCACAGAAACAATGTTTTGTTTATCTCTTGGGCAGTTTGAATCAGCCTTTGACTGAGTTCCATCATGGAGACTGTATTGGAGCTGATGCCCAGGCTCATGATCTGGTTGTTGAACACTATTCAACTAAGATCGTTATTCATCCTCCCATCATCTCCGATAAGCGGGCTTTCAAGGTAACTGGTAATCCTACCCTGATGCCTTGCTTTGACTACATGAAACGAAACCTTCACATCGTAGTCTTCACAGATCTTTTGATTGCTACGCCGCGACAACCGGATGAAGTACTTCGGTCAGGAACATGGGCTACCGTTCGACGGGCCAAAAAAGCACGAAAGCAAATTCGAGTCATTCGCCCCGACGGGGGCATCGAACTCTACGGTATGTAAGGATTAAAGTCAGCAACCTGATTTGACAGATACGATCAGACCTGATAGTGTGATGCCTTCGGCAACCATAATCAAAGGACGGGGATGGATCATAGTAAAACGTTGACCTTAATAAGCAAGGCGTGGGGTCGACAGCGAGGATATTGTTTCTTCCCTGTCATCAGGGGCTCAGCAGTCAACAAAGCTGAACGCATCATGTCGTACCGAGAAGGTACTGCGTTCCAATGGCCCAAGGACCGCGCCAAGATCATCGAACACATGAAGACTAATGAGGACAATGACCTTTACTGGTGTCCTATGCTGTTCGAGTACCCCCGCCGGCAGGCAGGTGTGGCCATGGATGAAAAGGCACTCTGGGCTGACCTGGATGAAGTTGATCCACACGGGCTGAGCGAGTATCAGCCGACGATCGCCTGGGAAACATCGCCGGGCAGGTTTCAGGCTCTTTGGCTGGTAAGCTCGGGGGATATCCTGGGAGCCTCGAGGGATGGCGATATCAACCAGGCCATGACCGACTACATCGGGGCTGACCCCAGCGGCTGGGATATCACTCAGCTGCTACGCATCCCCGGCTGGAAGAATCACAAACCAGAGTATAGGAGTAAAGATGGGAAGCCAAAGCAAGGCAAGCTCCTTTGGACCGACGGGCGTCAATATGGTGCGGATGAATTCAACGATCTGCCTCGTCGTGACGTTTCGGCACTCACAGGCGAGGTTCTCGAGGATGAGATATCGCGCATCGACCGTCACGAAGTATGGGGCCGAGTTCGACTCAAGGTATCGAAGCGGGTACGTGAACTTGTTACTGCGAGGGCAGCGGCAGGTGATCGTTCCGACGCCCTCTGGGAAATCGAACGGGATCTGGCTGATGCTGGATGTACCATTCCGGAGATTGTCGTCATCGTCAAGGCCACGGTTTGGAATAAGTTTGAGGGTCGTGCCGATGAACTACGCCGCCTTATCTCTGAAGCTTCCAAGGCAGTCTCTCAGCGCAGTCAGGCTGTCAGTGATGCTCTCGAAGAAGAGTTCCAAGAACGACCTAAGCCGATCAACATCTTCGAGTTCGTCCGCAACATCAAAGCTCCCCAGTGGCTCATACGAGACGTCCTTACGCAGGGTGCGGTTGGCTTCATTGCAGGACAACCTAAACTCTACAAATCCTGGTGCGCCCTCGATATGGCCCTCTCAGTCGCCTCCGGACAACCCTTTCTTGGCCACTTTCACATAGAACGACCCGGCCCCACTCTATACATCCAAGAGGAGGACTCACCCCCGCTGGTGAAGTCGAGGCTCAGCAAGGTGTGGCCCTCCAAGCTCGCCGACAAAGTGACTCGATCTGAGGACAATTCGGGGGATCTCTTCTGGATTCCCGGCCCCGAGGTACAGGGCTACATCGATTGTGATGCATATGTAGGCCAAGGCTTCGTCATGAGCTCCGAGGGCTGGCAGGCATGGCTCGATGAAACCCTCGCCGCTAAGGAGGGCGGTTATCGACTGCTCGTGCTAGACCCTCTCATGATGATGGCGGGCGACGTCGAGGAAAACAGGGCTCAAGAAATGACTACCAAGATCTTCAAGCCCCTCAAGGAATTAGCCAGGAAGCACGAAGTGGCTGTCCAGTGGGTTCACCACATGCGCAAGGGTGATCCGAAGTCCCCTCAACGCGGCGGTCAGATGCTGCTGGGCTCTGTTGCCAACCATGCCTGGGCAGAAGATTCCATGTACCTCAAGTACGGTCGGGGCGGTAATGTTCTCGTAGAACAAGAATCTAAGAATGCTCCAGTCCCCGGGTTCACTATCTCACGCATCCGCAACAGGCAATGGACACCCGAGATCAAGGTTAACAAGGACGAGGATATCTACGAGCCCGAGGGGGTTGAGGGTAGGCCGCAACGTCGCAAGGCCGAGCCCAAGGTACACCCGCTCGGAGCATCACCTCGGGCCGATTCATCCCATAGCAATTCTCGAGTTCTCAAAGCACTCCACGAACTCGGAGAAGGGCCTCAATCGGTACGAAGCATCGCCGATTCATCCGGCGTCTCTATCACATCCGTATACGCCACCGCAAAGCGTGCAATGGGTAAGGGCTACATGATCAAGGTGGGTACCCAGTTCCAGATTACTAAGAAAGGCATCGAGGCTATCTCATGAGCACAGGCAACGATCGGGACCCCGATGAAGAGCTCCGCTGGGCAGAGTCCCAACCCCGTAGGGATAGGCATGACAAGATGGTCGAAGCTCTAGAAGCTCTCATCCGGGAATACGCCGATGTCTTGTACGACCCTGATGACTACAAAGACTGGGATCCAAAGCCCGAGGCTCCAGACTGGACAAATCCCATCGCTATCGCTGATCTAGCTCTCATCGTAAGTGTGGAAGATGTCGGTGAGGAGCGAGCACGCCGGGGCTACTGGATCTTACATATCGAACCTCTGGCACAATTCCCGTACCGGACAAGAGGACTGCTAGAACATGTGCTGGACGAGATCGCAGGGGACTAGACAAGAATGACATCAGCACTTGATACCCAAAGCCGGGAAAAATTAATGTCGGGTAAGTGCAATCATAGCATCGCATCAAGAGCATTCAAGGTATCATGTATAGTATTGCACATATATTCTTAATGAATATGTGCATAATACTGTGCTTGATGCTTGATATGACTCTTTAACACCCGTAACAAAGGACCAAACATGACTTCTAAGAAGGGACAAAGAATACCATGACATCGAGGAAACGCACAGGAATTGATCCTGGGGTTATCGCTCAGGCTCTAGCCAACAATCGAGGCTCTGCGAATGACCGGGGCAAAGGTAACACAGTTGAGTTCTTGGCCGGCCGACGGTCCATGGCTTACGAGCTACTGGAATCCGGGGGGCTGCCGGAATCCCGCTTGGGGATGGAGATTCTCTATCTACTGCCTGATGCGTTCGTTGAGTTCTACCAGACTCTCTTTCACCAGGCCCTACAGGTTCGGGACTCTTCAGTTATGGGCGGCGGTGGCAAGGAAGGCCTCGAACGAGCTGCGGGGGCTACAGGAATGGTCACTGGATCGGACACCAAGCTCCAGGCAATGGGCTCTGGAAAGAAATGGAGGAATACTCCTCTTTCGATTGGCAACGAGATCTCCCTCAAGGTCAAGGAGAAACTAGACTCTGGACTCCTCGAGCTGGTAGGGGATGCTAGACGGGACTATGCTCGATTGTTAGGTCTGAAGGTACGCGGTGCCCTCACAGCTGGTGGGGATGAAGATGGTTCTGGCTCAGGCCCCACAGCTGCGGACGTTAACCAGGCCATCTCGTCCGCACTCAGGAAGTGCAAGGGCTCTATTACTACCGGCTATGACTCCATTGGTGGTACTCTGATCGCACAGGAGAGGAAATGCGGTCGGTTCCTTAAGGCTGGATGGCAACATTGCCCAACCTGCGGAACTAGGGTTGGGATTACCGAAGAACAATCGGGTTGACTAACAGAGGTGAGGGATGATACAATGACTATGTATGATGATCGATCATGCCTGATGACAAGGAGAACAAGATGCCTGATTCACACTCACGACTTCGATACAAGCTGGTGGTGATTCCTGAATACCAGCTCTCATACGGGCTGACGCAGGAACAACTGGTCCTGGAGCCACTGACGATGGAACGTGCTGCGGACCTATCAGTTGGGGAGTTGATCGCTCAGATCTTTGGCAGTGGGAACTACGACAGATACGACCCCGACGCCTCGAGCCGAACGCTGAACATGGCGCTGGCTACTTTCCTCAACATCATGGCCAATCAACCGGGTGGGGAGAATGCGTTCGATGGGCTCTACTACAACCAAATCTTCGCTGCTTGCCTCGACACGGCGATGACCTGGGAGGTGGGGTGATGGAGAACTCCGAAGGAAATGTCAAGAGGTTCGAGATTCTCGAGATTCTCGAAGGAGATGAGAATTATGAGGTGGAATTTGATGTTCTTCAGGTTCAGTACACTATGGAACTGGGCAAGGATTGGGATGCGATCCTGATCTCCGCTTTCGAGGAAGCTGGGTTGACTGAAGATGTTCTTGAGCTGGTAGGTGGGGGCACGATCATTGCGACGGGAGCAAGAGACTTGGAATTCTGGTTCACAGGCGATGGCGCTGAGTTCGAAGATCACGAGAGTCGGGCTCGGGAGGTACTGAAGGGGCTGGGATTTGTTGAGGAAGTATTCGTCGATGAGGTCTTTCGAGGGATGGCGACAGAAGCTTCGAAACGGAATCATCCCTCTAACGGCTAAGGATCTGCGGTGAGACTAAGGCTCTTGTAAGGCTCCGGGGTGCTAATAACACTCCGGGGTCTTCTGGTGTTAAGGCATCGATTGTGAGATTGGCGTGAATTTGGAAATGCATCGATGATCATGCAATCTAGAAATCCCGATTCGTTGATAATTTAATCCCTGGGACTCGAAGAATGCTTTGATGATCGATGATCGCATATTCAAATCTTGAAATCTCATAGGAAAAATGGGAGATCAACCTCAGGTGCTCGCTGGGCCGATTGTACTATCTTGGTGTGGGAATTGAATGGTCCGGGTTGGGATGATGGTGGTTGAATGGGGTACCATGCATTTCAGGGACATCTGAGGTATTGTCCTGTCCAAGAGTGGCTCCTACCCTCCGTACACACTGTGTCTCGTCCCGTCCTGAAAGCTCTGTCTGGTCTAGACAAGAAAGAGGTGGATACTGAAGGTTCTCTAGATGTTCCTTGAAAGTAACGTGGCCTCACAGCTGCGGCTCTTTGACAAACACTACTAGCCCCGACTTGCTGAGAGATTCCCGTCTGAACACTCCAGCTGTTGCCGCAATACACACCAGAAAGCCCCGTCAGAGAGACGAGGCCTTGAGGAGGTGACTAGTTACGGTGTTCGGTTGGCTTCCAGCGGAGATTGATCTCCTGACCGGCACGGTAGCGAAAGACCTTGGTGATCTTCGGGTTGTCGACTCGTCTTGTGAAGAGTTTCTGGTCGAGGGTATGATTCCCCACAACTTTGAAGACTCCATCGGAGGTGGCGAAGATGGACCCGGGGCGGATGGCGAAGCAATTGGTATTGGGCATAAGATAAGGGTATCAGACCATGAGGACCGAGTAAAGGCTTCCTGTTCTAGCCGGATCCAGTTAACACTCCGCGGTCTAGCTAACACTCCGCGGATTGAACAACACACTTGGATGAAGTTGTCCTTGACTTAGTTGTAACGGAGGCGCATCATTAACTATCAACGAGGGGGCGATCCCCTCACCAACCAAAGGAGATGCAATGCCACGCAAGACGAACACCGCCCCTGCCGCTGAGGTCGAAGTCACCGAGGAGGTCACCACGCTGACCGCCAAGGAGATGGCCGCTGAACTCGGCACTGACGCCAAGAGCTTCCGCCGCTTCCTCCGAGGCATCACCGATGCCCGGGCGAACAAGGGGGGCCGCTGGATCTTCACCCCCGAGGCCGCCGAGGCCATCCGCACGGCATACGCCGCACGCGACGCGAAGGGCACCGAGCCCACACTGCCGGAGGCCGATGACGCCGCCGAATGACAGCTGCTGCCTCCTCCCACAGAGGGGGCAGAGTTGTGTGTAGCCTCACAGCTGCCGAACAAGCCTCACAGCTGCCAGCCCCGTCCATCCAAACGAGCCGGAACAGTCCGGCGCTGTCCGCAACCGACACGTCCGAACCGTCCAGTTGGCTCCGCCACTGTTAGGGGAGGTTAACAGGCGGTGTTAGGGGTGGTTAACATTCGATGGGAGGGGCCCGACACACCACTAGAGAGGGGAGGTTTCCCTCCCCCCTCATGCGGGGTGATCAATCGGCGGTCGGCGCCTTGATCGCGTCGGCGGTCAGAGTGGTCGAGCGGCGAACCCCCTCGGCGAATTTCGCCTCGATCGCGTCGCAAACCCCCTGGGTCAATTTCCAATTCCCGCCCTTCCCGGCGCGGTCATCGGTCATCGAGCGGAGGACCCGTCGCAGGGCCTTCGGCGTAACCCCGATTTTGGCGGCGAGCGCCTTCGGTGTCATGACCTCGACCTCGTCGATAACGGGGGTTGGGGTGGTGGTTGCCTTTGGCATGATATCTCCTTTGGGTTTTATCAATCGCATCGGTGCGGGTTGATATGATCATTATGCGCGTCCCAACCGACCGCGTCAAGGATTTTGGCAACCCTTGATAAACCCTTGAGGGAGTCACTCAGCGTGATAATTTGCCGAAACGACGAGCCCACGTCCGGTGGCGCCTTGTCAACGAGTTTGTTCCCGTTGGAACGAAGTTTCCGGACGACGAGCCCACCGTTCCAGTCCGCACATCAAGGTCCCGGCCCAATCGTCAAGGGTCCTTGACAAATCGCCAATCGCCTTGACTCTCGTCGATCGGACGCGCATAATGGCGATATGAACTTCCGACGCATCAAAAATGCCCCATCCGCCAAGGCCGCCAACGCGCTGGCCCCGATCCCGCCCTACCGGGCGACCTACGACTTCACCACTCCCCCGGTGACGCGCTACCCGATCGAATCTCGCATCCATGCCCGTGAGGATGCCTACCTGGCCAAGCTCGCCGAACTCGAGGCGCGGTCATGAGACATTCCCCGATTGCGCCCTACGTGATCTCGCCTCCTGCCTTGCCGGATCACCCCGTATTGATCCTCGCTTCCTGCTCATGCGGGGATGAGGACTGCATGATGACCGCGGCGGTATATGCCGATCTCTTCTTCACTCCCGCCGGTGATCAGGGGGCTCGGTCATGAGGGCGCTCTTCGCCCTGCTCGCCCTAGGGGGATCGGTGATGACCCGGTGCGAGAATGACACCCACACCTTCAACGTCGACCCTCCGACGCGCCTCGACATCATCATGGTCCCTGACTCCGATTGGGTGGGGCGATGCGATCGGATGGGGGGCGAACCCATCTACTACCCCGCCGATGCCTTCCCGGACCGGGATGACCTGACCCGCTGGGTATGCGAGGGGGTTGACTACTGATACCCCTCGGGGGTATATGCCGGGGCCCCTGCGGGGGCCTCCTTGCATGTGTATGCCCATGCGGCGGGGGCGATACTGAGGCTCTGCTCAGCGCGTGTGGAATTCCGCCATTGCCATTCTCAGATGCGGGCATGAGGTGGGGGTAGGGCCCTACCTGCCGGGACCTAGGGCATGGCGTATGACCCTTGCTGCGTATGGGTTTGGCCCTGCTGGGCAGAGGTCATGGATCGCGTATGCGGCGCGTAGGAGGTGCTGCCTATGTGATCGCCGCACTGGCATGCCAGCTCATCCCTACGAGCGTCTGAGTGACCAATCAGATGATCCTACCTACTGACTGCGAATCGCTGATGATGACTGCATCTGACTGCAGTGCAGAGGGCATCTATCTGTTCCTGTCTGGACCCTGTGCGCATTGCGTAGATCTAGATCTGATCTGCATGATGTCCGCTAGAGCTAGACTCTAGACCCTGTCTGGTAGTTGTAGACTAGATCCAGATCGCCACTATCGCTGCCGCCCCGTGCCTACCCCCCCGTCCAGCATTGCCCGGTGCCTGTGCCTACCTGTGCCGGACTGTTCTTCCCACACCTCACACGAGATCTCCCTAAACTCATAGCCCTGTATGAACCCCCTCGCATGATTTGCCCGGCCCTCAAAATACAGACGCAACCCCCGGGTATATTTCTAGTGTTATCTGGAATAGAACGTTCTCAAAGAAGAATAAGCAAGTTGACTGCTAGATACAAGAATGATATGATTAGCTATGTGCTCAACTGAGCATGCATTTATTGAGAGGATACCATGGACCAAGATGAACGCAATGCCCGTAGCCAAGCCCTGGCTGAGGCGATTTCGATTGCCAAGCTGAGCACGAGCCGGGACCAAAGAGGCACAGACAAAATCGTCGAACAAGCCACGTCATTCCAGCGATTCTTGATGGACACGGATAGGAACGAAGCGATCGAGGAGGCTCGAGAGTTCTTCTACGCCGTACAGGACGCGAATAGAGCTCACGTGAACAAGCCGATGACGACAAATCCGGTGGAGTCACTGATGCATCTGGCGGACAAGATCGCCGGCGCCGTGAAGACTGCTGAGGAGCGATTCTCGCCGGTTCTGAATCCTCGTGCCTCGGGGGTCAAAGGAGACGCCGGAGTCTCGATGACAGTTAACCATGCAGCTATTTCCAACGCCATTGGGCCTCGTACTGCAGAGAAAATCCTTCAGGCAGTCGAGCGATATTGGGACCTGAGTCGGCGGAAGGACATCGCCGGAGGTCGGTTGCGGGTACAGAACGACCTGATCCTGATCCGGAAGCTGCAGGAACTGGCGCCATCTCTCGACGAAGATGAGGACGACGACTGATGCCCGCCACAAGATGTCCGAACTGCATGGAGGCTGACCTGATTCCTGTCCGTCTCGTGAGCAAGGAGACT